CCCATATGGATTCGCCCCTATCATCTGGCCACCCATGCCCCCGCCCCTGATCAAGCGCGCCCCCCACGGCCACCCGCCACCATGAGTCAGGGATGGCCACGCCACCCGAAGAGATAAGCCCCGCCCCCACGCGCGCATGGATTCGCCCCTATCATCTGGCCACCCATGGCCACGCCCCCGCATTGAGCGCGCCCCGCCACCCACGCCGCCCCATGGCCACGCCACCCACGCCCCCGAGATGGCCGCCCATTGTTTCGCGTTCCAGAACGCACTGTTGAATAGAACAAGGGGAGAACAGATAGGCAACCTGTGGTTTGCCATATCCCTATGGCCTATATGCGAGATGACCCCCTAGCCCCCCTTATATCGCCGCTATGGGCAACCGTGGGTTTACCATGCCCCCGCCCCCTGATGATTGTGACCATTGCGGGGCATGGTCTACTATCGGTTGTCTATGTCATCGGGGGACGCTATATTGCGTAGAGGGGGGCGATTCCGTCCCCCGCTAACCGAAGGATCAGACCATGGCCAATCTTATGACCCTACGCCACGCCGCCGCGAAAGCCGCGCGCTATGCGAAAGTAGCAATCGGCGATTGTGAATCCGCGCGCCGCTATGACTTGCCGCTAACCGCCGCCGCCGCCGCCATGCGCGCATGGGAACATTATGCAATCATGGCGAAGCTTAACCGCCATATCGCCGCGCTTGAATTGCACGCAACCGAGTCGGCCATGCGTGCCGCAATCAACGGGGGCAAGTAACATGGAATTTATCAACGCCGCCCCCGGCTTCGCTGACCTAGCACGCGACTTTATCGTGGCCGATATGGCTCGCGCGCTTATCATATCTGCAATCATGCTTGGCGCATTGCTTCGCATCATCTGACCCCCGAAGAGGAAAACATCATGACATTTATAGGCATATTTACCGAAGACGGTTTAGACGGAATCGCCGCCACGGAATCCGGCTTTAACAAGGAACGCCGCGACTTGATCAAAATGGGGTTTACCGTGAAAGCATATCGCACAACGGACGAAAGCGAATTGCACGCGATTCATGATTGGATCAGGGATGGCCGAAGCTTCGCAACTGCCCGGGCGCGCGTAGAGTCTGGCCAGTTTGCCCCCGATTGATTGCATCGCTTAGGGGCGGAACGCCGCCCCCTTGCCATGCAATCCCGCATGATACCAAAGGATCAGACCATGAACCAATCCGCCCCTCTTCGCTTTAAGATGATTGCAACCGTAGACGGGGGCACCCGTCTTGTGCGCGCCCCCGTGGCCATGGCGCGGGGCTCCTATCCATTATGGGCGGCCATGGTGGAACGCCGCCCCGCTAACGCATTGCTTCGCGACATTGAAGACTCCGAAGCCGCTAACGCAATCTTTAACTGATCAGCAAAAAGAAGGAAAACAGACCATGACTCAGACAGTATTTAATAACCGCATGGTGGCGCATGTTTGGGCGCAACAGTCGCAAGAATCCGGGCGAAGCAATAACGGCCAATTCTATTTTGAGGGGCGCGCAATCTATTCCTATGGCCGCCACTATATCGCCGGTTACGCTTTGCCCCTGCAAAACGGAAAACACCTATTCCTTGTAAACGCCGATAAATATTCCCCCACAACCGGCAAACATACAAATTACGTCTATTATGCGATTCCGGGCGCGGCGTATAGCGTCCCCAATCTAACCGAATTGGCAAGCATGATGGAATCGGGGCTCAATGCGTGGGACTACCACGCCGCGCCCGGCGGCCACACCCGCCCCGTAAAACGCCCCGCCACCATGGCGGAACGCCGGGCGGCTTTGCCAGCTATCAAGCGCGCAATGCTTGCCGGATGGCCGGGCGATTCCTTGGCGTCTTCAATCCTTGCAGCGTTTGGCCAGCGAAGCCCCGAGACCATGGCCGCCACCATGGGGCGCAAAGTCATCAGCGAAGCAAAGCGCGAAGAGGAACGCCGGGCGAAATATGCTAGGGACCTAAATGCGCGCGCCGCGAAACATTTTGCCGCGAAAAGCCCCGCTGAAGTGCGCGCCACCATTAGCGCAATCCTTGCCCGTCATCAGGGGCAATGGGGGCGCGATAAATTAGGCGATGAAAGCCGCGAAGCATTGCAATGTATCAAAGAAGCGAAAGCGCGGGGCTGGACTCGTATCCATGCCAAGCTAACAAGACGCCGCGCCATGATACGCGCCGCAATTGCGGACTATGACAACCGGGCGGCCATGGCCCATAGGCAAGCCTCAAAGCGCGAAGCAATCGGGCGATTCCGCGAAGCCGCGCGCAATTGCACGCGACTTACAACGGGGCTGGAATCGGCGAAGCTTGCCGGTGATGATAACCCCGCCACGCGCGCCGATTGGTGGCGCAATCTAGGCGATGCGGTAGACTCCATCTTGCGCCACCATAGCCCCGCCCCCGCCACGGTTTCACGGTTGCACGCAATCCGCGAAGCCGCGCGGATTAAAGCCGCTGAAGAGCGCGAAGCCGCTACCGCCGCGCGCTACGCCGCTGAAGAGGAAAAGCGCGCGGCTTGGATCAGGGGCGAAGCCGGAAACCATAATGCCCGGCTAAGCGATAAACGGGGGGGCGCATTGCTTCGCGCCGCTGATGTAGAACGCGACGAATCCGGTGTCATCATCGGGGGCGTTCTGCAAACAAGTCATGGTGCAGCCGTTCCTCTCACCCACGCATTGCGAGTCTTCGCGTTCCTGCGTCATTGCCGCGCCACGGGGGCGGGATGGCATAGCAATGGCCGCGCGCTTCGCGTGGGGCACTTTCACGTTGATAGCGTGGCGGCCAATGGTGACTTTGTGGCCGGTTGTCATCGGATCAATTGGGGCGAAGTGGAACGCATTGCGGATTCATTGAATATCTTTGAAACCGTAACCGCTGAAGACACGACGGAATCTAGCAGGGGGGCGGCTTGATGCGTAGCGTCTCTTCAAATATCGGCACGCTAACAATCTTGAATCGGTTGCCTAGCAGTCGCCACGGAAACCCGCGCTTTCTGCTATATATCGCCGGTTTCCATTGCGTAACCGCGCCGGATTCCCCCCTTGGATATTCCGTCATGAACATGGATGGCAAAGAAGTTCGCGCTACAATCGGGGTCTATTATGGCCGCGCTACTCTCAACACGGTTGAACTGGCCTAAGATTGTATATCGGGGGGCGGCGCGCCGCCCCCTTGCCATGCAATCCCGCATGATACCAAAGGATCAGACCATGTTTAAAAATATTGATCGTATAGGCGACTCGTTATTGTTCCATAATGGTGATGATGGGCCATGCTTCGCACTATCGGGCGAAGCCGCGCGGGGGCTTGCATTGGCAATTATTGACGGGGCTGATGATATTGAATCAACGTCTTTTGACAATTCCGATTGGCCCGGCGTTATATTGAACCTGAGCGGGGGCAAAAAGTAATGGATATTGAAACCAAACGATTTAGAATCCGAAGCGCGCCGGGCGCGGGATTCTATCTGACAAAAAAGGCAACCGGCGATATTGAATTTATATCACAAGCCCCGAGTGCAAACCGGCTTGCCATGATAACGGAATCGCAATTTGATCGCGAAGCCGCTGAAGCAATGGAGTCGGGCGCATGGAATTGAAACCGCATTTTATGATCAGCGAATCCGATGGCGGCCTATATGATACGCGCGCCCCGAATTGGTCCCACGCCCCATTGCGCCCGGACTATGCGCGGCACTTCACAACCATTGAAACCGCCGCCCAATTCAAAGCAACAATTCGCGCGGGCGGCTATGCTTGGCCGGGCGGCTATTCCTTGGCGCTATATTGCGCTGATGGCGGCGCGCTTTGTTTCGATTGCGGGCGCAAAGAGGCGCGGGCGATTCTGGACTCCATCATGACGGATTGCCGGGACGGTTGGCGCGTCATTGGTTGCGGCGTGGAATATGACGGCGAAGAATCCGGCGTCAATTGCGACCATTGCGGCGCGGCTATCAGCGAAGCCTCCGAAGAGGATTCATGCCCATGGGAAATTGTGTTTCACCATGGGGGCGGATGGCGCGCTATTCGTAACGGGGCGGCCACGGATTCCGATGTCACAGAATATTGCGCAACCGAAACCGAAGCGCGCGAAGCCGGGCGCGAAGCATGGGGGGACTCAACAGATGACAATTGATTACATTCCCGAGAATTTAGAATTATGGAAAACGCCGGACTCATGGTTTGGGACGCCGTGGAACGGTTACTATGTTTTTTTGGGACGCCATAGGGATTCTGATGACTTGTCCGAATCCAATTACCATTGCGCATTGCGTGAATTGGGCGGCGAATCCGAAACCGTTGTTACCGTATGCGAGTCGCATTGGGCAGTCGGGTGGATTGAATGGATTGCGATTCATAAGAGCGATTCAAAGTCTCTCGCAATCGCTGATGACTTGGCGGGGGCGTTGTCTGATTATCCCGTATTGGATGAAACCGACTTTTCCAAACGGGAATGGGAATCGGTTTGCACCAATTGGGAAAGCGATTCAATTGGAGACCGAGTCGAGAATCTTAGACGGTGCCGCATGTCAATTTTTCAAGCGCGCCGGGATTATTTCCCATCTGATGACTCGGGCAATTTGTTCGAAATTTACCGCTCATATTGAGCCCCACAACCGAAGAGGAAAACAGACCGATGACTAAGTTTTTTGAGACTTTCAAAGCCGCGCGCCGCAATGCCCCTAGCTTCGCCGCGCAAGGATATAAGACTCAACCATATAAGGGGGCGGACTATTCCGGCCCTGATGATGGAATCGGATTCGCCGCCTATGCCAAGCGCAAGGCAACCGCGCTTTGTTATGCTGATGTAACGGCCAGAGACGCAGCCGAATCCGCGCGCGACGAATTGAGCGAAGCATACCGGGCGCATGGGTCAGGAACGCCGGAACATAAAGCCGCGCTTGCAAAATTGAACGCCGCCGAATCCGCTGCCCGGCTTGCAAGCCGCGCCACCTATGGCCACGCCACGGGGGGCAATGGTGCCGCTGATTGGTTGCGTTATGTCGGGCGGGTTATGCCTGATGGCGGGGGGCGGCGCGGCGCGTGGGACCATGGCGGCGATTGCGGATGGTACACTGACCCCCACGGGGGCGTTTTTAATGATGGCTCTGGCCTATGTTATGGCGTTGTTTATCAGCTAACCGGCAAAGATGGCAAAGCGCGCTTTGTGGCGGGATTCCAGTTTGGTGGCGTAGACGGGGGACCTAGCCTTGATCTGGCCACCATTTACGAATCCGGCGAAGAGGGGGCTGATTACGATTCCGCCGAAGATTCCGGCGTGGTCATCGCCGCCGATGATATGGCGAAGAAAGCCGCCGAAGAGGAGAAGGAATATCAAACCGCATGGCGCGCCGGATCAGACTACGCCGAAGCCGCCGAAGACGTGGGGACGCTACGCCGCGAAGCATTGGCCATATTGAAAGAACGCCGCGAAGCCGCCACAACCGGCCCGGCTTTTCCGGCTTTGTGCGATGCAATCCGGGGGCGCGTGGAATCCTTGCGCGAAGAGATGGCCGAAGCGCGCGAAAAAATGTCCGAATTGGCCGCCGGTGACTATGGCGAATTGATATTCTGGCCGGGCGAAGAGCGACTCCAATCCGCATTTTGCGAGGGGGCGGGGCTTGATAAAATGCCGGGTGCTTCGGCTTGAATCCGGCACGCGCCGCCGGGCGCATCATCGCCGCTATCATCATGGCCGCCGCTATCATCGGGGCCATGGTGGACTCGGTGTATTGGTTGCCATGGGGCTTTGCTTTCGCGGCTTTGTTCTGGAATGTTTCGCCGGATTAGACGCCGCCCCATAACGCCACCCATGGCCCCCGCTAAGCGATTGGCGGGGGCTTTGCTTTGCCCGATGGCCACGCCCCTGCGCCCCTAGCTGGCCACGCCCCTGCGCCGCCACGCCACGCCCCTGCGCCCCTAGCTGGCCACGCCACGCCCCTAGCTGGCCACGCCCCTGCGCCCCTAGCTGGCCACGCCACGCCCCCAAAAAATTAGGTCAGCATTGCTGTCTTATAATAGGTCAGCATCCCTGTCCTAAAAATCCGCTTGATTGACGGTGTGCTTTCAGTTGACATTGGAACCTGTTACCAAAGCCACGGGTTGATTTGAGAAGGGAATTTTTTCGACATGCTACTTTGCCAACCCAGCCCGATGCAAAATTCCAGCTACTTTGCCGACTCAGCCCGTTGCAAAAATTCCACGGCGCGGGCCAAAATCAGACCGCTCGTAAACCGCTCGACACTATGCTATGCTGCCGCTATTAACCCAGATCAGGTCCGGGCGGCAGGCCCGGCTCTACTCGATTTGGAAGGCCGGGAGCCGTCGAGCAGATGAAACACCCGGAGCCTGACATGGTACACAGAATGACGACATGGACCTTGAACGCGGTACTGGCCACAATGGCTGCGACTGCTGTTTTCCTCCCAGCCCCCGACGAGATCAGAAAGGCGATTCAGTACAATCGACAGCCTGTCCAGCTTGAACTCGAAAGCCTCGGCCCCGAGGTCATAGGGACCACAGCCAGAGACGATCTGAGCGCCGCTTCGGTCGAGGTCCGCTTTCCCCCAGCAGTAGATTGCCTCAAGTCTGACGGCACCTTGACCCCCAACGACATCGAACGGTGCGTGCCCGGCATGGTCGATAAGGTCAAGAGTTTCGACCGCAAGGCATTGGCCCGGATGAACTTCGGACAAACCGTCTATCCCAACCCCACCATCGAAGAGACCCGGCTTGCCGTGATCAACCTGTGCCGGGCGAACTGGTCAGCCAACAGGATCACAGGGCCACACCCAAACACCGATGATTGCAGGTCAATGACAGTAGGTGTTGCCTACTGACCTATTTCGGGCTAGTTTCCTACTTGTCAGGAGACTGAGATGCGTGGTCCCATACCATCGCAGAGGCGGATTTGCTACCGGGTCTGGTCCCCCGGAAAACGAATCCGCCTCATTCGTTTCAATGAATCCGCGTAAACGAATCCTGAGCGACCATTTCACTAAAAGCTGAGCGACGAAACCTGAGCGACTTTTTTCGCTCCCTGCCCACTCAGGGGGTTGATAGTCAACCGAGGGTCGCCTATGTAGGGTGCAGACGAATGATTCCCGACACAAGGACCACAGACCATGGTTGGAACCCTCCCTAAGACCGCGCTGCTCTTGACCCGCCACCACACGGTCATCGGCTCGTTCGATAGCTACTTCGCTGTGGCACAAGAGATCGGTTTCCATGTCTCCGACGACGGCGTGGTCATGTTCGACGATGTGCCACAGAACCCGACGTACATCTACGATCCGACCGGGGACAACCCGAACGCTTTCTTCTCCAAGGATGACATCCTGCGAGATTGGGCACGCTCTCACATGGCCGCACCCGGCTACAAAATTTACCGCTACCTCGCATAAAGGACCAGACATGACCCGCTCAACAGATCAGGCAGTATCCGAAGAGATCAGCCACGCTTTCAAGGAATGGCTCTCCTGCCACCAGTACCATTACAATCAGGCTGGGATTGGCCAGCAAGCACGTCTCCGCACGCTCCGCAAAACCATCCTGAAAGCCGTCTTCTCGACGTATCAGGTAGACCGCTTGGTCGAACTGCCCGAGCGCGATGCTCTCGATCTGGCTGCCGCTCTGGGCATCACAGTGAAGAGCCCCGAGATCGCGATGGAGATGGAGCCCCGACGCAACATCCAAGCACGTCCGGTCGTGGTCCTGTCCGAAACAGAGATCGAGATCGACGGCGTGACATACACCGCCGAGAACCAGATACGTGGTGCCGAAGCACACGCTGCCGCAGAGCGCAAGGTGTGCTTGGACCCTATCGTGGCCGCACCCTACGGCGAACGCTCCATCCAGCTAGGCCGCATAAGGAATCGCATCGAACAGTTTCGCCTTGAGAACCAAGCCAAAGCCCAAGCGAAAGCAGAGGCCGAGGACCACGCCGACCTGCGCGACGAACTCTGGACTGTGGTGGCCGCGTACCATCGCCGCAACACCTTCATACTGATCAAGCAGGGTCTCATGACTGCTGATTGGCAGGAGGCGTTCGAGAGCCAGCACACAGAGGCAGCGATGCACCTTGAGCCTACACGCCTGATCGGTAAGATCAGCGACGTGCGCGCCGAGGCCGCCAAGCTGTTCCACGGCATCTCCCCAAACGATCTCACAATCCGTGTGATCCTCAAAAAGAAAGACTCCTGATGAATATCGTTGCAGACCCCCGCTACGCCACGACCATCGTTTTTGATTTTATCAACAACCTCAACCGGCACCTGTCCTACACCAAGAATGTCGATGCTGATCGGTTCGGTTCCAAGAACCAGACCGCTCGGGAGAAGGCACAGGCCAAGGCCATGAAGGGCTGGCACGCCAGCGCCGATAAGGCTCTCAAGGACACGCCTCGCAGCCGCCAAGTCATCCGACGCATGGCCCGGCAGCAGCGCAAGAGCATGACGCACAGCGCCAAGGTGCAAGCCATGCGCGACCAGATCGCCGGTGGCGCGGCAGCCGTCCAGTGACCGGCGCAATCATCTGCGGGATCGTGGCTTTTGCCACGGTCTACCGCGCCGTCCAGACCTACATCATCGCAAAGGACCTGACTCAACATGGCTAAGATTTTCCACCGAAAGGCCCGCAAGGATTACCCTGATCAGGGGATCGAGAAGGGTGATATGTACTACACGGCCAAGATCAAAACTGGCCCCCGGTCGAGCCGCGTGCTGCGCTCCAAGACGCCATTGCGCCCGAGCCAGATGACAACCAGCCCCTTCAAAAGCGGCTACCACGCCATGATGGAAGCGTGGGAGGCCGACAAGGAACCGGACGAGAGCACGATCCGGGACGCTGCCGAGGCGTGCCGGGAATTGGCCGAGGCTGCCAGCGAGTCCTACGAGAACATGCCCGAGGGCTTGCAGCAGGGCGACACGGGCCAGATGCTTGAGACCCGGCGCGACGAGTGCGAATCCAAGGCCGACGATCTGGAAGGTTTCGCCGACGAGTACGAGTCCCTCGAAGTGCCCGAGGAACCTGATGCCATGGACGAACCGACCGGCGACGAGAACTCGAACCCGGCAGGTTGGGAAGCCTACGAAGAATGGCAGTCGCTGCACGATGACTACCAGACCCTTCTCGCCGAGTATGACGAAGAGAAGCAACGCATCACCGCCGAGGCAGGCGACCTGATCGGAGACATGCCAGAATGAAAAGAATGTTCATTGCTATTACAATGGGAGTGTGCGCTGCCGCCTTGAGCCGCGCCATTATGGGTGACGCAGCCACACCGATGATGCAGGTTCTTGGTGGTTTGCTAACCAGCGCGATGTATCTTATATGCCCGGAGCCGAAGTGATATGACAAAGCCAGTAGTAAAATTCCGGGTCGCCTGTGGCTCCAAGATGATTGAGGACATGCTCAATCCCAAGCCCGAAGAGATTGATCTCAAGGGGATCGAGAAGAATCTCAAGGCCATGAAGCGGTACGCCAGCAACCCGGACGCTCTGACCGTCCACCAGCACCGTCTGCTGGTCTACAAGCTGGCCGTGGCCGACACGACCGGATACATATCTGAGCGCATCCGTCCGAACGTCCTCGAATGGTGCCTGCACCACGACGACCACGAGGGCATCATCGGCGACATCATCTCTCCGGTCGAGGTCCTGATCCGGTCGCAGGGCAACATCCTCGACCGCGTGAAAGCGGAATTGGACATCGCCATCTGCATCGCCAACGGGGTCGGCTACCCCACGTATGAGGTGCGCAACGTGACCCACCATTACGACAAGATGGCAGGCACGCTGGAATGGATTCATTGCCTCAAACGGCCCCCGACCAAGTGGAACTACAAGGTGCCGGAATACATGGAGGATGTCGGCTATAAGCTGACCCTGTGGGCGCAGACGCAATGAAGGATCAGTTCGCATACGTCCGCGATGAACGCAGGCAGGATGGGGCCACCACGTACTGCGTCCAGACCCTGACTTGCGTGGTCTGCAACACCAAGTTCGAGACCCGAAAATCCAAGATGCGCAAGCCTGCCGATCAGATCGCGAACATGGCCACCCGGGCCGGTTGGGTCGCTGATCTCAAGAAAGGTCAGCACCTCTGCCCTAAACACAACCCGCAGCATAAGGACGAGACCATGCCAGCAGCAGTCAAGGACACGCCCACGATCAGCACGCAGACACGGCGCGCGATCTTCCGGGCCATCGACGATTCGTATGACGAGAAGAAGCAACAGTACGTCACCGGGGTCTCGGACAAGAGCATTGCGCTTGAGGTCAAGACAACTTGGGGCTGGGTGGCCCGCATCCGTGAAGAGAATTTCGGCCCGGCTGGCCCGGACCCTGCGCTGGTGGCCTTTGCCAAGCAGGTCGATCAGATGGCTGGGCAAGTCCGTGATCTGGAAGCCAAGGCCATGAGAACCGCCGAAGAGGCCGAGGCCATGGGCAAGGTTCTCGCCGAGATGAAAAAGAAGATGGGAGAATTGACATGAACGCCAAAGAACAACGCCGTGGCACGCTTATGTGGGACCGCCGCAACCGCTTGATTATCACGCTCCGGGAAGAAGGGTATAACCCCTCTGAGGCGGCCACGATCCTTGCTTCGGCTCTGGTCGAGGTCTCCCTCCATCACCTCCATGTGACCGTCCCGGAGATGCACAAAGCCCTCGACAAGCAGATCGTAGAAGAGGCGCGGATAAACAAAGAAATTGGATTGCACCAATGACCAAGTACCCCAAAGGCAACGAACCGGACTACAACGAACTCCCCTTGCTCACCAAGGAAAGCCGCACAGGACGGTTCGTGCATAATGCGACCCCTTACAAAGAGCCAAAGGTCATGATGATCGCCCACGTCCCTATGAGTAACAAAGCTTTGGCTCTGTCTCATATGGTCAACGCGGACTTCTCGGAGATCGAGCGCCGCGTGCTGGGCCACATGCAGGTCAAGAAAGACCCGAGTTGGCTTCGGATAGTCGAGGTGCTGGAACTCTCTATGGTGCAGGCTATGGGTCGCTGGATGGCCCGTATGTGGGCATATGGAAACATCGAAGCGGTGCAGGAGCGCATCGACGAGGAAGGCTGCGGGGCTGTGATCTGCGCGGCCCGGCTGATCGAGAATGACTGATCGGTGCTGGGTGTTCTCCGCTCTGCTGTGCAAGCATTGCAACAACGTGATCTACGGCCACCAATCGCTCCGGGACAGTGTTCGCCTGCCCATGCTGACGGCAGGAGCCAAGACCGCAGGAGGCGTCCAGAGCGGCAATGATTGGTACTGCTGCCGAGGCTGCCGTACCGCCCACCAGATCAGCCCGGGAGTGAAAAGTCACACGATCTCGGTGCCCCGGCCTTGATCGCCACAACAACTTGCGTTTATGAAGGCCACTGTGGCCAATCTCAGGAGAATTTGATGACACGTTTTACCGCCCCGATCTCAGAGCAAATTTGGGACATGAAGTACCGCTTCAAGGATGCTCAAGGCAATCCCATTGACAAGACGGTCGAGGACACATGGCAGCGTATCGCTGACGACCTTGCCCGGCCTGATGACGACACAGATGGGCTGTTCGAGAGTTACGCAGAAGAGTTCTACAACGCCCTCGAAGACTTCAAATACCTGCCCGCTGGCCGGATCACCGCTGGGGCTGGTACGGCGCGCGCCGTGACCCTGTTCAACTGCTTCGTCATGGGCACCATCCCCGATTCCATGGGCGGCATCTTCGAGATGCTGCGCGAAGCGGCCCTGACCATGCAGCAGGGTGGCGGTATCGGCTATGACTTCTCGTCGATCCGCCCCAAGTCATCGCTGGTCAAGAAGCTGGGAGCCGACGCCTCCGGGCCGATCTCGTTCATGGACTGCTGGGACGCCATGTGCCGCACCGTGATGTCCGCAGGCAGCCGCCGTGGCGCGATGATGGCCACCATGCGCTGTGATCACCCTGACATCCGAGACTTCATCACAGCCAAGCAGGACGCCTCCCGCCTGCGCATGTTCAACCTGTCCGTCCTGATCACCGACGACTTCATGGACGCTGTGAAGGGAGACGCATGGTGGAACCTTGTCCATGTCGAGCCCCCGAAGAACGGTGACAAAGCAATTCAGGATCATGATGGCGTCACCAACCGGGACGGTTCAGGTCTGCCGCGCTACATCCACGATTCAGTCAAGGCCCGGGACCTCTGGGACCTGATCATGCGATCAACTTACGAGGCTGCCGAGCCGGGCGTTATTTTCATCGACCGGATCAACCGGGACAACAACCTCAACTATTGCGAGACAATCAGCAGCACGAACCCCTGTGGTGAGCAGCCGCTGCCGCCCTATGGTGCCTGCCTTCTGGGCTCTATCAATCTCGCCAAGCTGATCGAGAAGCCGTTTACCAAGAACGCCGGGATTGATCGGGAAGAACTCGCAAAACTGGTCGCTACAGCCGTCCGCATGATGGACAACGTGATCGACGTGTCAAACTTCCCGCTGCCGCAGCAGGAGGCCGAGGCTAAGGCCAAGCGCCGCATTGGTCTGGGTGTGACGGGCCTCGCCAACGCCTTGGCCATGTGTCGTCTGCGCTACGGCTCTGACGAGGCCGCATCGCGCGTTCGCACATGGATGTGTATCATCGACGAAGCGGCCTATCGGGCCTCGGTCGAACTCGCCCGGGAGAAGGGGGCGTTCCCCCTGTTCGATGCTGACGCCTATCTGGCCCCGGGCACGCACGCTTCGCGCCTGCCGACGCACCTGCAAGACGACATCCGGGAGCACGGCATCCGCAACGCCCTGCTGACCAGCATCGCACCCACCGGCACGATCAGCCTCTACGCTGGCAATGTGTCATCTGGGATCGAGCCTGTCTTCGCCTACAGCTTTACGCGCAAGGTATTGCAGCCCGATGGCAGCAAGACAGAGGAACTGGTCGAGGATTATGGCGTGGCCGAGTACCGTAAGTTCTGGAAGCAGAAAGAGTGGGACATTATTCTGGAAGAGGACTTCGACGCGGACGAACATCTGCCCGACTACTTCGTCAACGCTCAGACGCTCTCGCCAATGGAACACCTCAAGATGCAGGCCGCTGCTCAGGAGCATGTAGACTCGTCGATCAGCAAGACGATCAACTGCCCGGTGGACATCTCGTTCGAGGACTTCAAAGAGGTCTACATGCAAGCCTACATCTCAGGCTGCAAGGGTTGCACGACCTACCGGCCTAACGACATCACAGGCTCGATCCTGAGCGTGGAGCCGAAGAAAGAAGAGCCCCGGGTGATCGAAGTGGAGCCGAACGCCCATAAGTGGGACCCCGAGGCCGCCGAGGAATACTATGGCCGGGAGGAAGCGGTAATCTACGATAGCCCCAACGGCCCTGAGAACACCGCCGAGTTCCATGTGAATTGGTCAGAGGATACCCTGCCTGATCGGCCCGAGGAACTGGAAGGCTCGACGTACAAGATCAAGGTCGGCGATCAGAAGGCAGTCTATCTGACGATAAACGACGTGGTTGAATCGGACGGCACCGTTCGGCCTTTCGAGATTTTCCTGAGATCGAGCGACCCGTCCCATGACGAGTGGATGGTGGCCTTGTCCCGGATGGTCTCTGCGATCATGCGTAGACGGCACGACTCGTCGTTCGTGGGTCCTGAGTTGATGCGTGTCACGTCAGCCATCACAGGCGGGTTCCAGCGTGGTCAGGGCCACCAGCCCAGCCTCGTGGCCGCCATTGGCCGCAAGATCAAGGAACACGCCGAGCGGTGCTCTACGAACGATCTGGATGGCGACTACATCCCAGACTTCCCGAGAGAGACTCAGGATGCGGTTCTTCGGATCAAGCACGAGAACGCCTTGAGAGGCAAACCCTGCCCGAAGTGCAACGGCTACAACACCAAAGTTGAGTCCGGGTGCCTGACCTGTCTCGACTGCGGCCATAGCAAGTGTGGCTGAGAAAATCCCACAAGAATTGGGAGGCCAGATTCCGTTTGGCCTTCCGCTTTTTCCTGACTGACCGGAGATTCAAATGAAAACCTACATGATCCGAGACAAGAACGACCTGACCATCCACGGCATCTTCTGGTGCAACCCTGTGGACCTATTCTGGACGCTAGACGAGATGGGAGTTACCGAGGGGATGGAATACACCATCCTGACAAAGCCCGGTGGGCTCTTCGCTTCGGGTGAGGGCTGTACCGTCCGTCAGACTTCCGACTCGCCAGAAGAGGACTTGTTGACGGACGCCGAGTGGGGTCCGCTTAGTTTCGACACGCTTTCCGAGGCCCTATGGGAACAAGTCCACATTCAGGCGGGGGCCAAGTGGCACCCTTGCCCTGAGTTTAGCATGGGCGAGGACTAAGCCATGACCCATGCCATCTGGATGGAGGCACGCTGCGGCTCGTATCGCCGGGTCAGCAGAATTACGCTATCGGGCTGCCCGTTGAGTGAGCACATATATCGTTGGACTCGTCATGAAGGGACCGGACCCAAACTGAATCAACAGGGTCCATGCTATCGAAGTGGATGATCCGAACGCCGCCGTGGTGCAACGAAATAGCGTCGAGACTGTCTACCGCCGGGGGGTTGGCCGTGGGTCCCGCGTAGACCAGAACGGGTCCTGCGTCGATGCACTGGATATACCCACCATCCTGCCCGCCGATCACGCGGACCCAAGCGCCCTGTGTTACAGTGAACTTTTTAGTGTAACTCATGATCCATCTCCATATTTGAGCCCTGACCATAGACGAGGTTCTACGGGGCTGATAACTTTTTTTCCGGCTTAGGGGTTGAAGGTCAACCGATAGTAGCCTATCTGTTGTCCACGGGGAGAGAATCCCCTTGATGCAAACCCCTACGACCAAAGGAACTAAGCACCTATGACAACCCTCATGCAAGCCTCGAACGAATGGATGAAGCGCCCGGCAGACGAGCGTTTCCTGTCCCTCACTGAAATGCACGCCCAGATGAAGACGACCCGTGAGAACTCGGTGCAGCGTACCGTGTCCACCCGTCAGATCGAAGTCCAGCCGCACGCTGCTGATCCCATCCGTGGCATCACCATCGCGAACGAGACCGGCCTGATCGACCCGACGCATTGGTCTTTCGGCCAGTTGGCATCGCTCTCCGGTGCGCCAGCATCGTACCTGCGCAAGCTGCCCGCGCCCATCGTGGCCGACGCCATGAACTACGGCCTCCGGTTCAACCGTGACGCCGAGGATGTGAAGCTGCTGGCAACCACGACCAAGGTGTCTAAGCCCCGTGACTATGGCCTGCCGGGAGCGGTGCCATCCGTGCCCGGCTCACAAGACATCATCGAGCACACCTCTCTGCGTGCCGCGACCGGCTCGAACTATGGCCGCATCTGGAACGAAGACATCGTGAGTGCCCTCATGGGCAAGTTCGGCGATGGCCGCACTGGCGACTTCCGTGTGCCGGGCGAGTTTGGCAAGGACGTTCCGATCACACGGGAGAACACGACCATCTACGGTTCCGACCGGGATATGTTTGTGTTCCTCGCAGACGAGACGAACCGGATCGAGATGGACGACCGCCGCAACGGCCAGAAAGGTTCATTGGCCCGAGGCTTCTTCGTCTGGAACTCGGAAGAGGGCAGCAAGTCCATCGGTGCCGCGTTCTTCCTGTTCGATTACGTCTGCATGAACCGGATCGTCTGGGGCGTGCAGGAGTTCAAAGAGATTCGCCTGCGCCACTCTGCTGGTGCCCCTGATCGCTGGTTGGAAGAGATTCAGCCGGTCCTGATGGAGTACAGCAATGCCTCGGCTCTGCCCATCGAGCAGACCATCGCCGAGGCACAGAAGAAGCGGGTCGATGACGACCTTGCCAAGTTCCTGTCGAAGCGGTTCACCAAGTCCGAGGCTAAGGCAATCGAGACCGCCCACCTCCGGGAAGAGGGCCGCCCCATCGAGACAGTTTGGGACGCCGTGACCGGGGTAACAGCCTATGCCAAGTCCATCCCGCACCAAGACGACCGGGTGAACATGGAACGTAAGGGCGGCAACCTGCTCGATCTGGTCGCTGTCAACTAATCGCTGAACCCACCGAGGGGGGAGCCCCTCGGTGGGGACACAACAGGAGACTGAAATGTTCTGGATACTTCACCTCGTCGCGCTGCTGGTGTTCGCCCCGGCTCTGTTCGTGACCATCCCGCTGCACATCATCGCGAACAACCAGTTGAAAGGGAAGTAGATGTGGCCCCGGGTGACGCTTTTCCTCTGCGCGCTTGTCTTTATGACGGCTTTCTGGACGGTCGTGATCCGGTCCATCTACTGCGGGTGCCTGTGGCTCCCGATCACCAGCTACGCTGAGCAGAATGTCATAATGGCATACTTTGTCATCGTGCTGATAGCGATCAACGTAATCGTCGAAAGGGATGATGATGACCATTATTAACGCAGTCTGTATCGCCTCGTTACTGGCCATGGTCAGCTTCGGAGTCTACCGGGCCGGGTTCTCCTACCAAGAGGCCCTGACCACCACCAGAGAGAGCCTTGGAGGGCACTGAGATGACAATCATAGAACTAGCCGCAGACCTGCGCTCGAAGCTGAAAGAAGCCGAGAAGATCGCCAGCACGATTGTCCAGAATGGATACGACGTGGAGATATACTCGTCCACACATTCGATCAACACGATGAAGGCTCAGCGCCCTGCCCCAACCGCCGTGGTGATCGAAGCCTCGGTCAGCAGAACGGAGACTATCTGATGTACGATATGGTATCTCACCTTGACCGGCAGGCCGCTTTCAGCCGTGTCACCTTTGGCCCCGGCCCCCGCACCAAGGGAGTCTGCGATCACGTCCGCAAGGAACTGGTCGAGGTCGAGAAGGTCTACGAAACGAGGACGTGCACGATTGTCACGGGCTATTACTTCGACCCGATTTCACAAAGCCGGGTCGAAAAAACTGAGGAAGTTCCCGTGGAATCCTCCCCCGAGAAAACACACATGGGTGCGGCAGAGGAATGGACTGACGTTGCCATCCTCGGCCTCGACGGCCTCATGCGTGCGATCTGGGCCGCACACCCCGAATGGGACAGTAAGATGGTGGCCTTACAGGCAGTACGCATGATCACATGGAAGCAGGGCAAGAACGAGCGCCGCAACTGGCCCGATTGGCGTGACGCTGAGCCGGGCAAAGCCATTGAGCATGTACGGGGGTTCGAGGACTGACATGGGATGGTTCTCGAAGCGGCCCAAAGTAGGCGCGACTGTGATCGGCATCGGCTGTCGAGGTTGCATGGCCTCTAACCATGTAGCCCTCTGGGTCGGTGAGATCGTAGGCTTCTCGTCGAACGCTCACGCGCCAGAGAGCGCGGACGTTAAAATCTACAAAAGGTTCGGGGGTCCGGGGGATTCCCGGGACCGCGATCTCGGCATTGAACGTCCCGTCTGGGACAATGGGGCGTTCCAACGCATCGCTCCGAACTTCTACCATTTTTACACTTAGGAGAGACCATGACCACCAGACCCCACAGCCCCGCCATGGACGCCCAGCTTGGCGTCTCTCACTCCGTCCTCGACCACGGCCTGATCCGGGTCGTCGATTACATGGGTAACGATGACGCCATCGTGCAGGCTGCCCGGGTCAGCTACGGCGCTGGCACCAAGACGCCCAGCGATGACCGCAGCCTGATCCGTTACCTGCTGCGGCACCGGCACACGACTCCGCTTGAGATGTGCGAGATCAAGCTGCACGTCAAGCTGCCCGTCTTCGTGGCCCGCCAGTGGATTCGTCACCGGACGGCCAACGTAAACGAGTACAGCGCACGATACTCGATCTTGGCCAACGAGTTCTACATCCCGGAGCCCGACCAGATCATGCCCCAGAGCAAGACGAACAAGCAGGGCCGGGAGGGCACGCTGCCCGAGGACGTGCAGCAGGCCATGCGTTCGACCATCGAGATGCACTCGGCCAACAGCTACGATCTGTACCAAGAACTTCTGACCGGGTGGCCGTGGTTCAACGAGAATGGCGACCAGTACGTCATCCCGGGTGGAATGGGTGCTGAGATCGAAGATCGCATGAATCACGAAGCCGGTCACGGCATGGCCCGGGAGATGGCACGCATGGTTTGCCCGCCGAACATCTATACCGAATGGTACTGGAAGGTGGACCTGCACAACCTGCTGCACTTCCTGTCGCTGCGGGCCGACCCCCATGCCCAGATGGAGATCAGGGTCTACGCCGACGTGATCTGCAAGCTTGTGCAGGAGTGGTGCCCGGTCGCGTTCGAGGCGTTCGAGGACTACGTGATGGGTGGCGTCCGGTTCTCGAAGCAGGAGATGCAAGTGCTCCATGCGCTGATCGAGAAGTCCACGCAGGGCACCGCTCCCGACTTTCTCAAGAGCCTCGTGTCTATGGGTGATCTCAGCGTTGGGGAGCAGCGCGAACTCATGATTAAATTGGAGCCTGAATTTGATTGATCGCCCGCAAGTGAACCTCGTGGCCGCAGTTGGCCCCGGAGGGACCATCGGCCCGGCTGACGGGCTGCCGAGTATGATTGACAAGGACGAGGCCATAGATTTTCAGAATTGGTTCCTCGACATGACCCGTGGGGGCATCATCATCTTGGGCAAGCGTTCCGAGGGCTGGCTGCACGAACGGGGGTTCTACGGCCTGCCGGATGAATGGTGCATCGAGACGTGGGAGAGGCAGGACCCGGACGAGTTCATGACCGCGTTGAAAGAGCGCAACAAGCCAATCTTCATCTCTGGGGGGCTCAGGACCTATGAGACCTTCATGCCTTATGTTACGCAGTTCTTTATCCGCCGAGTCGCTATGCACTCGCCATATGAGAACTACCTGCCGCCACTGTTTGGGAGACTGCAATGAACCGAGAACAAAGACGCACGCTTGAAGCAATCCACCGGGGCCAGAGCAAACGCCAGCCCACCTTGCCGCCAGCCAGACAGGACGGGAGGCCGCTCTATTTCGACATCGAGAAGGGCCAATACGTCCAGTGCTACACCTGTGAGAAGGAAGGCAACCTCGCCCGGTACGGATTCGAGAAGGCGTTTCTGGCTGACCCGGCGAACTCACCGGACGGCTCCGGGGACCTCATGACGGTCTGCCACATGCACCTCCCGTTCAACGCGGTGATCTGGAACCAGCACAACGATTTCTGCCGCAATAAATCCGACACGGAAAGGTGGCGGGAGGCTTGACGAGCAACCATTTGTTGACTATCTACTGACCCCACACCCCTGTTGTGTATTTCAGGGGGAGAAGGCACCCCCGGCAGGTTTCATTGGTCTGTACCTGTCGGGGCTGCTGATAAACAAAGGACCAGATCATGACCCAAGAACCCCTCTCAGCCCTCGACCAGCAGGTCGGCGGCCAGCACTACAAGAAGGGCATCCAGCCTTTCGCGCTCTCGATGGCCAATGGTCACGACGGCTGCATCCACGCCATCACCAAGTACATGACCCGGCACCGTCGCAAGGACCCCGCCAAGGGGTACGAGGACTGCCAGAAGGCCCACCATATCACTGGCATCCGGCTCGAACTGATCAAGGTGTACGGGCTGCCGCGCGCCCCGTCCGCGCCTCAGATCATGATCCGTGATTACGTGAAGTCGAACGAACTCTGCCTCACCGACGCTGCTGCAATCTATGCCATCGAAGCATGGAACGAGAGGTCGAACGTGGACCACGAAAAGTGGCACGATGGCGTTCGGCAATACATCCGGGCAGCCGCCCGGTACGCCTACCCTGAAACCTTCAACGAAGAGGACTTCGTATGACTTTCTTTCCTGCAACTGCCGAAACCTATGTGGTCGAGGTGAACCCCCAATCTTCTCAGGGGTACATCTGTATCCCCGTGATGGGCTGGGTGATCGAGAACAACCGCCCCTTGCCGCTGACCCTCAATGGCAAGCACACCCTTGCCGGGGCCTGTGGTGTTCTGTTCCCGGGTGGCATGGTCGAAGACATCGTGGCCAGTGTGGCGTTTGATACCGTCGAAGCGTGGCTGGACTCCAACCCCGGATCGAGCCGCAAGAGCCAAGCCCCGGCCAAGACGAAAACCCCGACCCCGGCTCAGGAGCCCGACGACGGTTCGGCATACGAGATCGAGTGGACCACGAGCACCTTCAAGAACAACTCGTTCTGGCATTATGATGACGGCGAACACGAGTTCGTCTTCCAGATCGACGGGGAGAACGAGTTGCCCAAGGCCACCAAGAAAGTGGTCAAGATCAAGCGCGACGAGTTCATGGCCATGAAGAAAAACATCGACGCTCTGACGGTCGAAGAGATCATGGCGGCAGAACCGCTGGATGTCGAAGAGCCCGACGATGACGACGGGATGGACATGCTCTAATGGCCGACCTGTTCGACATCGACGCGATGCTGAGCGACGACTCCGATGACACGGTGGGTGATGCAACCTACCGTGTCACGGCGAACGAGTTGCGCCAGTTCATCGAACGCATGGAGCGGGTCAACGCCGAGAAGGCCGACCTCTCCGAGCAGGGCAGAGAGATCATGGCCGAAGCCAAGGCACGCGGCTATGACACAAAGGTCATGGGTAAGATCATCGCCATGCGTAAGCGAAACGCCGACGACATCGCAGAAGAGGGGGCTGTCATGGAGATGTATATGGAAGCCCTTGGCATGTGAGGGACCGGGCCCTGCTCGACGAGATCGAAGCCCTTGGGGCAGATACCGTATACCTGATCAAGCGCGCGGACGGCCTCTGGGCAGCGCATGTGCGCCACCCCGGGGCCGGGCCATCCCGATACGCCGTCGTAAATGATCGAACTCTCCGAGGTGCCCTTGAAGGCGTCTTGGTCGATCCAGAAATTGAGGACCTTATATGAACCAGCGTGTAACAGCCTGCCGGGCGATGGCTTGGAACTTCCTTTCCGCTGCCGCCGAGTGCGAGAAGATAAAGAGCCCTCTCGCCCAATACTACCGGAGCAAAGCCTCTATGTGGCTGCGCCGGGCCGCAAAGGTGATGTCATGAGTATCGAACCGACGTGCGAGTTCTGCGGACTCGTGGACAAGAGCCGCTGCAAGACAGAGGCCGCTGCTGAGGACTGCCAGCACGCGCCGGTCGAGGGTAAGGGTCCTATCGTCCGCACAGGCCCTCTGGCGGGCCTCAGACGCCGCCACTACAAGGTGATCTATGCCGACCCGCCGTGGTCCTACAAGACGTACAGCAAGCCCAAGGAAGGGACGGTGCCGCACCGCTCCAAGGACGAGCCGTACAAGAGCATGACGAAGGAAGAGTTGCTGGCCTTGCAGGTCGAGGAACTGGCCGACAAGGACTGCGTGCTGCATATGTGGACGATCTCGTCCCATCTCGATCAGGCCCTTGCCCTCGGTCGCGCTTGGGGCTTCACGTTCAAGAGCCTCGGGATCGTCTGGGTCAAGACACAGAAGGGCGACCCGGAGAGACCAAAAATGGGGATGGGCCACTGGTTCCGGCAAGAGGTTGAGGTCTGCCTGCTGTTCACCCGAGGCAAGCCCAGCCGGGTCTCTGCCGGGGTGCGGCAGACGATCCTCGAACCGGCCCGGGAGCACAGCCGCAAGCCTGATCTGGGGTACGATCTGGTCGAGGCTCTGTCCGAAGGCCCCTACCTTGAGATGTTCTCCCGGTCGAGCCGTCCGCTCTGGACTGCCATGGGTGATCAGAAGGGCAAGTTCGATAGGATCGACGAACTCGAAGAAGCTGAGATCGACGACCTGATATGATCTTGGCGGGCACAGGACACAGACCAGACAGGACCGGGGGCTACGGCGTCCGGGCCGTCCGGGACTTGCGGGCCTTTGCCGTTGACCGGCTCCGCGTCTTGCAGCCCAGCCTCGTCATCTCAGGGATGGCTCTGGGCTGGGATCAGGCTCTCTGCCACGCGGCCATCGAACTTGGCATCCCCTTCCACGCCTACGTCCCCTTCAATGGGCAGGAGTCCGCGTGGCCATGGTACTCTCGGGACCTCTACAACAAGTACCTGAAAGCTGCCGAGGGGATCGTGATCACGTCGCCGGGCGGTTTCAGCGGTAAGGCCATGCAGGCCCGCAACGAGGCTATGGTGGACGCCTGTGATCGCGTCCTTGCCCTCTGGGATGGCTACAAGGCCGGGGGGACATGGAACTGCATGGTCTACGCCCGGGATCAGGGCAAGCCGATCACCTACTGCTGGCAGCATTGGATGGAATGGGAGTCCGGGGAGCGCCTGATCTAAGGAACGATGTGGAAAGTGTTGGACCAATCGCGGGTCTGCTTTACGGGAAAGCCCGTCTTACTCATGTCCCGCGTCAACTGGATGCGGTAGGTGCCCGGGGGCAACCGGCACGGACGACCGAAGAACCACGACCAAGAGACCGTGTTGCCCACGCCAAGAACCTCGGTCGTGTCATAGTCATCCAGCCCGGAGCCTGAGCACACGTTCTGGAAAACGCCCTGCCGACCATCTGGATTGACCCGTTGCGCCTCGGCCACCCAGAATCCTCTGTGATCGGTAAGGATGCGACGGGCATAGACCATGGTGGGGTCGCTCCCCTCGTCATGATCCGGCACGTAAATCTCGTCCAGAATGAACCAATCCGTAGCAGGGACATCCGCACGTTTCACGGCCTCCCGATACTCGATCAGATGGACGGTCAGATAGGCCAAGGTCAGGGCGATGAACGCCTCAGTCGCCCGGCGAACGAACCACCGGAAGCTGGGGAAACGAGAGGTCATTGAAGTGCGTCCTTTACCATGGCCATGAGGGACGACTTGGTTGCCGCCCACATGGTAAGAAGGAACCCCAGCAGTACCGCCGTGTTCCTCATACTTGCCAGAAGCTTGAACGTGCCTTCCCAATTATGATACCAATCCAGCGCGCGGATGGCCGCCTCCGATTGCTCAGGAGTGAGGGCTACGATGTGTCCCGTCTCTACCATCCGACGCAGGTCAGCAAGAGTATTCTTCTGACTGTCATCGAGACTAGAACTGTCCCCTTTACCCCAAAACATGAACTATTCCTCAGTGCCTAAGTCGTCCCTGACTCGGTTGTATTGATTGACGACGTTCTGGTGTTTCTTCCGGCAAGCGGCAAGGGCAACTCGGGTCGCACCGAGAGCCACTATGGCGTCTCCCGGGAGGCCGGGGTCATAACACACTTTTTCGTCTCGGGGGTCGAGGGGAGGGGCCTTGTACGGGGCCGCAGCACTATTCGATAAGGAGCAGCCGCTCACGAATAGCAGGGTCAATAGGGCAAGAAGCAGTCGGGATGCTTTTGAGGTCTGTGACAAGTTCATTATAGAGCCTTTCAGTCTCGGCGATCTCGTTCTCTGTTTGATCTGCTCTCGCACGAGCATCTTGGGCGATCCGGTTCGCTATTTCAAGCTGCCGTTGGGACTCGATCAGCTCCTTTCTGAGTTCCGTAGCCTCACAATCAGAGGTAGCATCCATTCTCTGATAGACTGTCCATCCGACAAACGCCAGAGCCAACAGGATCACTTTTCCTGCTGGCCCCATGAGGATGGACATGATCTGTTTCCCGAGAAGGGACCAGACGATCATGCAATCAGTCCTATTACGCAGAGAGCATGTTCATCCGTCCGTCTGCGCACCAACCCACGCACGACACGGCCCCCGGCCTTGTTCCACCACGTCAGCGCCTCACAACCCCCTTCGATGTCGCCTGAGTTGAGCCTACGTGTCGCCGTGGACTTGCCTGCGCCGTGGACTCCGACATTGTACGAGAGGCTGACATATGCGACCTCCCGCTCCCGGGGCAACCAGAACTGGCGCGTTTTGTCTGTGAAATAGGCGTTCAAGCCACGGCGGTAGCTGCCGATCTCGCGCGCCAGCATGGCGTCACATTGGGCCTTGGTGTAGGTGTCCCCGGGCCGCACGCCCTTGGTCTCGCCGTAACATACCGTCCAGACGCCTACGATGTCCTTGTAGGCTGCCAGCCGCAGACCCTCCCACCGGCCAATGAAAGGCACCGCCATCTCAAGGAAGTCCCCACCTGTTGCGGGGCCGGTACTGCTGCCCGGGACCACGGCCACGGGAGGCCGCTTGGACATCGCTTGGATCACCGTGGACTGCTCGGCGGAACTGACCTGTTCCGGCTCCGGGAGCACGATGTCCTCGACCACCGCCTCACCTATGGACAGGAACACCATGGCCGCCCCGATCAGGAAGGACCCGATGAACACAGCACTGGCTGTCCGTCCGCTGCGAGTCTGGTCGATCAGACGGCCCAGAATACCGGCGATGAAGAACACGAATGACGCCCACCCGATCAGGTACGGGTCCGTCTCGATCCTTAAAAACCAATAGAGCAAGTTGGGCAGCACCAGAGCGGCTGCGCTCAGGTAAAACGACCACATGGAATAGGAGCGGAGAGCGATATTCCCGGCCCCTTCTACAAGGTAGAGTCTCATTTTGAATCCTTCCGTTACGCGGGGACGCGCAGCCCCGTATATTTGTTGGTGGCATAGTCGCCTGTGGTGATCAGGAACGATCTGGCCACGATCCAAGACGTGCCGTCATGGTACTGCAAGTCGAAGTCAAGCGGGGCGTACTGATTGCCTTTGGTTGCGATCTTGAACTGGTTGATCGTCTTGGCCGTGTTGAAGGCGAACTCAAGCCAGTTCGTGTCGCCAGAGGTGATCACCGCCGTTGACCAGCCGTTGCCAGCTTCGTTGTTATCAAAGGCCAAGTTCGCCCCGTACCCTGCCAGAGCAGACGACGTGGTGCCTGTCCCAGAAGTGCCGTGAACTGCGGCCTGTATGCCGTCGTCAACAGCCTCGTAGAGATACAGTTCTGCCAGCCAGATATACCCACTGGAAGGCCGGTTGCGAACGAACATGCGCCACCGCGTATAGAGCGGGTTGGCTTCAATGCCTGCGGCAGCCCCCGAGAGGATGCCCGGAAGAATCCCAACAGTCATGCTGCAAGGTCCCCGAACAGGAAGTATTCGTTCGTGGCGATAGGCACCAATGAAACGCCGACTCCAGTGGCCGAGATTTTCTTGTTGCTCCCCTTAGACCTGATCGTGACGCCGACCCCGGCGACGAACGTGGTCTGCCCGGCCCCTTTGGCTGCCACAGTCAGGGCTCCCGTTCCGGTGAGGTCAGGAGGCACCGTGAAGTTGTGGGCTGCGGCCACATTCATGGTGATGAAGTGTCGCCCGGAGAGTTCCGCATCGGTGAGCGTGAAGGCCGCCGTTTTCGTCTGGTAGACTGTCCCGGTAGTCGCCAAAATCCAAGCTGACCCGTTGAAGCGATACAGCCCGGCCAGAGCCACGTTATAGGCCGACCAGCCTTGCGACGGGACGATCTCGACCCATGCAGCGTTGTCTCGGATCACGATGGACTGAGCAGCAGCTATCCCGGCCCATGCAGCCGAGGCGATGTGAACATCCCCGTCCGTGGGAGTGCCGGGGGCCGCAGCCAAAGCAGAAAGGACGACGGGCTGAGCCAGAGCCGAAAGCTTCTGGATGTTGGCGTCCATGCCGGGCTTCCAAGTATCGTCTCCGAGGGTCCAGAAGGCTGTGAGGCCGAGACCCGGGAGTGTGCGTTCGCCAGCCATTATGCTGATCCTCCATATTCAGTTCCATAGTTGCGACCGTAACCTATGAGAACAGGGGCGACCACTTCGCCAACTGCAATCCTCACATGGGCTGCGCTCTGCCGTCCGCGCCGTCTAGCCCGAGTCATACTGGTGCCGTCCCGGGTGAGACCACACAGACGACGTTATTCTCGTCGTGGATAGACCGGATGTAGACTCCGTCTCCCACCTCCATGCCGTCCACCGTCAATTCCATAAGTCCCGGGTCATTGATCTCGACCCCTTCAGGGGAAGAACTGCCCGGAGATGCCTGAGCGACTTGGACCAATACAGGACCCTTATCTTTCAGTTGCAGGAAAGCGCCGGGGCCTGTGTTTGAGACCAAAAGCCAATCGGCCTGTGTCGCTGTGAAGTCTTTGGTGTAACTCATGTTGATGGTCTCCAATTTTGTTTACCCTAGTCGAAGCCCCGGGTGTTGTGAAGCTGGTTATGCGACTCGTGCGCCGTAGTCCTCGCCGTAGCCGATGCCGTAGGAGCCTTGGCGAATGTCGAAGACAAGCCGGTCGCCCCAGAGGGCACGCAGCCCGTCCCGGTCAGACGAGAACTCAATGAAACCAAAAGTCACCGGGCTGAAAGAGGCTATGGGGATGATATAAGAAGTCCCGGTGAGCCCGGTGATCTCGTGCGAGTAGTTTCCTGCTGAATCGTAGAAGCGCAGAACCGTCGTTTGGCCTACTTCCGGCGTGGCCGACCCGTCAGTCCAGCTATTGATCACGGCGTCTTCTGTAGCCCGGTTCCGGTTGACCCACGAGGCTGTGATGGTGGCAGGCAATGCAGCCCCGGTAGTCAGGAAAGAATAGTCCACACCTACGAACGGGCCGTTACCGTCAAGCTGGCAATCAGCAGGCCGGAAAGGAGCGAAAGGCCGGTTCGTAAAGGTCACGGTCAGATCAGCCGCGTCAGCATACGCCAGCGTCTCGAAGTTCGTTCGGGGAAGGAGCCGGTAGGTCCGTACCTCTCCCGCTGCCCGTTCTTTCGGATCAGCCCGGAGCACGCCCGAAGGAAAAGCCCAGATGCGAGAACCCACAGGCCACTCGACCGGCACCGTGTCCCAGATGCCCCGAGAGACCGTCCACTCCCCGGCAACCGTGTCGTAAGAGTCCAGCATGACCAGTTCCGTTTCGGCTTCGACTACCCCCAGCATGAGGATGTCGCCGACCTCTTGGTCCCCGAACAACAGCCGGTCCACGATCCCGAACGGCAGGATCGACTGCACCTCTCGGGGCAGAATTACCTCAGTCAAAGCAGACCGAGTCACGGGGACGGAGGTGATCTCTTCGACCACAGTGGCCCCGTTGGCTTTCACGACATCTGTCCAGACCTGCACGTTGAAAGGGCGCGGGTTGTTGTCAGCCATGATCATCCCGGGAACGGCAGGCTCTGCCTCGTCGATCTCCACCGTCGTCAGACCTGCACGCACCATGGCTGGATGGGGGGCTGTGATTACTGTCTCGACATCCATGGGGTCTGCTGCAACACGGTCGTCTGTGTCGAGAAGGGAGCCTTGGCCACCAGAATAGCTGGTCTGTTCGAGAGCGTAGATGTCCTCGGACAGATCGAGCGTGATGTTGCGGTCGCTGGGGCTGCCGTAGTCGATGCCCAGAACACGCATCACGGCCAGCACCAGACCCTCTTCGCCCCAAGACAAGGTTACGACATCGCCGGGGCGAAGCTTCCAATACTTGCGGTTTACCTGAGCCTGACAAGTGAACACAGGGTAGCCTGCGGACTCGACATCCCGGTCGGCCACGACCTTGGCCAAGATCGCATTGCGGATGCCATAGTAGTTCCGCGTCTCAGAGATGATGCCACCGTTCATGGCGATGTTGCCAAGGTTGTGGCTGCTGACCGTGGCGGCCTTCTCTGTGATCGGGTCGGTATAGCTGACCACAATCTCGTTGATTGTTTCGCCCCATGCCTTGCGTTTCTGGCTGGTGAGGTTGGCGGTGCTCTCGCCGATGTGCATAGCCTCTTCGATGACATAATCATCCCGGAGAAGCTTCAACGTCCAGAGCGCGGTCTGAGGGTCTTGGTAGAGGAACGCCTGAATATGATCGAGAACTTCCTGCACGAACTCTTCGATGGTGCTCTGTTCGACCCAGATCATAGACAGGCCGAAGAACTCAGATCGTAGCGTTACTGCCGCGTCCACGAAAGACGCCGTGTCGATCATGGCCGGGGACTCACCTTTACCCCAAACGGCGTTGGTCAGGCACTCATAGATAATCTGTGCCGGATTGGCATCGGGCAGGACTCCCAGCGTACCATCGACCTCACAGTGCTGCGTGCCCTCGACCTTGGGCGGCCCTTTGAGGACGACCTGAGTGTACCGTTGCGTCCAGTAGGTCAAGACGGGAGTGGACCTGTTGGCATTGGTGTAGGCCACGATCCAACGGGTGCCGGGCCGGAAGATCGTCAGCGACTTGCGGAACACGCCGAAGCCTTCTCCGCTGACATCGTACCCTGTGTCCGCGCCGGTCTCTCCAATCGGGTCGGCGTAAGGGAAGATCGGAGTATCGAAGTCGATCTCCCCGCTCTCCAAAGCGCCGTAGCCCATAAGATAGGCGTTCCCTACCCAAGACTCCGGGCCGTCGCCCCCGATGGGGGATTCATAAGCGCCTATGGCCGTGTTTCCCGAGTACCCTACAAGCCCTGAATCAATCGCCAGTTCGGCGTAAGGCAGCTTGAATTGGATACCGTCCGCTGTGTCTGTCGGGTTGGCCTTTTCGACGAACGGAACTTCCACTCGGCTTAGGGTGTCCTCGCCACGGAAAGTGACGGTGAACTCACGCGGCCCACCATCGGTCGAAGAGACCGATGCACCATCGGTCCAGAACGTCGTCGAGATCAGAACTTTACGGACTGCGGTGCCCAGAGGAATCGATTCTTCGACGACATAGTTGGCCGACAAATACTCAGTCCGTTCCCGGTCATAGGTCGCCAAGATAACGTCGTCTACATCCAGCGCGTAGATGCGAATGTGGTGCCGCGCAGGCACCGAGGTCGGGACACTGTTTAGGAAACCTACGTTGTAGTTGATCTTCAACTCCGGGAGCCAGCCCTGCTCAGCCGCAAGGGTAGCCTCTTCCTCAGTGAACATTGAGAAGTCGAGGACCGTGTAGGGGCGTCTAAGGTCGTCAATGGCCGGTGGCGCGACGAGGCTATACATGGTCGTGCTGTTTTGCGGGCTGGGAGGGTCCACAAGCCCCGGAGGGGGCACGTCGATACCATCTGGGTCATCCACCATCACCCCGTCAACAATGATCGGGGGGTAGATCGAATAGTTCGCTTCGAGTTGCTGCGGGAGCCGGGTCAGGTTGACCTTCATGGGTGGCAGGTAGGGATTGTTGGTCGTCCACCGGAACCCACGCTTCGGAGGTTGGCGACCTATTCCGAACACATAGTTGACCAGTGACTGAATCGTACCCACGTTTCGTATTGGCTCTTCGCCCCCAAGGTTTCCCCGGAAGAACAGATGGGCCAAACCGGGATACCCCGGCATGGTTTCAATGGTGCGCTCCGGGCGATCTGCCAACAGAACGGATGCGATCTGATCATCTGTGCCGATATAGGCTTCGACCGTGCCTACACAGCCGCCCTCTCCCTCGTCCCCGCCGAAGAGGTCAGGGAGATGGACTTCGATGTCCACCCGCTCAGTATAGCGTCCGCACCAGATCGGCTTTTCCTTGACCCAGCATTGGTTGTAGCTGTCCACAGGCCCGAAGCAGATGCCGTAGTCGATGCTCAGGAGGTAATCAAATACCTCTGGTTTATCCTTCTTACTGCTCATTATTGATACGCTCTCTTGCCACCGCAACGGAGCGTTGCACGTTGGCGTCTTCAATTTTTTCCATGTCTTCGAGAGGCAGGCCCTCCCGGATCAGCCGCTTCCGGTCTAGTCCCAGCAACTCGGCGTGTCTGAGAGAACCCAGCACGCAGAACCCTGCTTGGCGGATGTCGGCCACGGTCAGCTTATCCGTCATTTTTTGCCTCCACTTTTCATGGGTCGGGTGTGGGACTCTTTGTCCCAGAACCCGATGTCGTTTGGACTCTGCACTGTGAGCGAACCAAACACCACAGGGATCGGACGACCGGCCTCGGCTGTGGGGTTCTCAAGGTCCTCGGTGCTGGGCGGCTTCTCCTGCTTGGGCTTAGGCATAAGCAGATAGCCGACATAGTTGATCGCTACACCGATGGCCAGTTGAACTAGGAACGGGATGGGCATGTGTTGATCCTAATCAGGTATGGTTGTTCTTGCCGACCGGGTTGCCCGAGGTTGGAATCCAAGGGTGGCCGCCGTACCGTTGGACATTATTGTGCAGCGTGCCGCAACCTTCAACCGTGTGAGGGCAGCCGAGGTACACGTTGACCGGATCGTCCACAGCCAGACCGATAGGTGGCCCGGAGATGACCACGACCATGGTGCCCTCAATCCGTAAGATGCCGCGTGCCTCGGTCCCGGAGTCGCCCTGCCAATCGAAGAGACCTCCAATAAAGTTAGCAGCCGTGAAAGCCCCCATCCAGCCGCCCGGGAGTGTGATCTTGTTCCCTGCGATGGAGCCTGCCGTGCTGGGGATTGCCGTCTTTGTCGCCCCGCATTGCGCGCCGTAGAGCGCCAACGGACAGGACCACTGGTAGTGTCTGCGCAAACCCGGCCTGCGCATCCCTGCGCTCAGGGCTTCGCACATAAGCGTGGCCTCTGATCCTTTTCGGCTGGATTCAAGAACACGGCCCGTCCAGATCACCGCGAAGTTGGCTCCCGTGGCAAACCCGACCGGATCGTCCGGGTTGGCGACGTGGCCTTGGCGGATGATGACGTTGACGATCCGGCCCGGGGGAAAGATGCGGAACAGGTCGGCAACGGCTGAGAGGGAGGGGACGGTAATGGGAACCTCCCGACCAGAGAGACCCCCTTTACTGACGATCTTGCCACGAGATATGGGCAGAGGCGAATACGTTTTGCCATCGAAAGTGATCTCCCCTTCACCGTCATTGTAGAGGTATTCCTGATCGGCCTCACCATAGATGAACTGATAGAGTTCTACCTGCTGTCCACGGTCCCGGCTGCCTTCATAGTCGTCGATGCCCATTAATCATTTTCCCCGGACTGCAAGGTCTGCACGGCGATCTCGACATTGGAGACCTTGTTGGTGATCCACCGCACAGACAGAGTGTCCGAAGCGAATCGCCAGTGATGGCAGAACGATATTCTCGTCCCTTGTGTCACATCCTGAGCCCATCCGTCCACCACCGTCAGTTGGCTATCCGAGCCAGAGACAACGATGTTTGCAATCCGATTGACCTGATACGATCCATCCTCGAAGAACGCGATCAGCACGTTGTATGTGGTCGATCCTGCGTAGGCTGCTGCGAAGTCAACACCCGGAGCCACCAGCGTAAATGCCCCGGAAGTGACCGTTCCAATGTGACTGACATCATCCTGCCAACTAGGCATGAAGAACCCTGTCCTCTGGCCCTTGTGGCGCAAGAAGAAGGCGATCAAGGCGTCCGTCGCCTCGGCGGTCATGTTGCTGTAGCCCATCTTCTCGATCCGGGACTGATCCAGTTCGGGAGTGGAGACCCAGATCGTGCCCCGGCCTGAATCAACCGTCTCGAACAAGGCGTCGAACTCAATGCTGATCCCGTCGCGCCAGTTCGGCTCGGTCAAGAACAGTTCGCGGCCCTCGAACGTGGGCAAGATCACCTCGGGGTACGGCTGCGGCTCCCAGCCGGGGTCCACATCGAAGCGGACGTTGCCGTTCCAGACCATATCTGTGATCGACTGAAAGGCGACCTTGGGGGCCGTCCTGCCCTTGTGGGCCATCATGACCCGTGAGCCATTGGCAAAGCCCACAGAGAGGTTGCCTTCAAGCGTCACGGTCGATCCTACCACGGACAAGATCGTGGCCGCTTCTTCGTTGACTTCATCCGTGATGATGATCGGCTGCCCCGGAACAATCCAGAACGGGGGCGTGGCGATGGTCAGGACATCGGTAGCTACAGTCGCGGCTGCCGTCAGAAACGTGCTGCGCCACCGCACCGGGATGAAGAACAAGCGTTCCGGTCTCTCTGCCATGTCGGCCATGTGCCGTTGCATCCCGGCAGACTTGAGCACCGAGACGTACTGCAAGGCGATGCGGGCCGACTGACGCATGGCCTCTCTGGTTTCCGTGCCGTTGCGCGACCGGAAGATGTTCGTCTTGAACGTATAGTCCTCTGTGACTTCACCCGACCAGTTAGGCCGGGTGACTGCGATGACTTCGTTGCGGTCGAGTACCTTGATCATCCGAGAGCCGCCTTAACTTCTGTCCGTTTCGCCCGTACCGCGTTGACCAGAACCTCTTCGCCCCGTGGAGTGGACAGAGCCCGTTCAACAGCCTCAGCCGGATCGAAGGTGTTGATGATGGTCATGGCCCTTTGCGTTGCCGCCCCGGCCTTCCCGCCGCCGTTGAGCATATGGCGTGGGTCGTCCTGAGTCAGCATCTCTTCGCCCTTCTTGGCAATGATCGGAACCTCTCCCGGTGACAGGCCAATCATGCCGCCAGAGTGATACCGGCGTGCCCCGGCGAACATGGCTGGGCTGACCTGCCGGGTGCCATTGCCAGAGCCAACCCGGGAAGAGCCCACGAGGCCGCCTGTGTGTCCCGTACCGATGCCGATCAGGCCACCGAAGCTGGTGCCTCCGAACGCTGCCTTGAGACCATTGAAGATCGCCTGTTGGATGATCATCTGGGCGATCTTGATCAGGAAGTCTGCGGCGAATTTGAGGAACGCATCGCGCGCCGCCTCGCCCACGGACTTACCCTCAGCAACCTGCTGGGCAAACTGATCGAACGCACTGGACAGGCCGCCGATGAAGAGCCCGGCAACCTTGTCCCATTGCAGATAGGCGTTCTGTGCCTCTGCCCCGAAGGTCTGGGTTTCCAGCTTGGCGACTTGCAGCTTGGCGATGGCCGCGTCCGCAGCACCTCCACCCACGGCAGCCCACATAGCCTGAGCGTTCGCGATGGCTGCCAGCAACTCGGCGTTTACCTCCCCGACCTTGAGTTTCAGGTTATCCACCTGATCGGTGTCCCCTGCCTTTTTGGCAATCTCAATCTGCTGCACCAGCGCGGCCCGTTGGCTGAGAAGATTGTTTACCTCTTCCTCTGCCTTCTTGGCGGCTTCGCTGGCCGAGACCGATTCCTTCTTAGCCAGTGCCAGATCGAACACGGCAGCCGTCTGCTGCTTGATCGTTTCCAGTTCGGCAGCCGAGATGTTCGGGTTGTCTGCTTTGGCTTCCCGGATGGCCTCTTCGATTGCGGCCTGCCGCTCTTTGCCTTGGTTGATAAGCTGCTGCTGGGAGACCTCGAACTGCCCGTCTGCGATACGGTTCTGAGTGGACTCGCGCTGCCGCTCGGCTTCGTCTGCTGCCTTCTTCTGCTCGGCTGTCAGGGTCTCGACTTCCTTGACCACGCCACCGTAGGCCGCAAGCAGGCCCTGAGCCCGGGCGCGGTGCCCAGCCATCTGGTTATCGACCTTCTCGTCAGATGTACCGGGTGCGCCACCATTGTTCTCGTCTGTCCGACCACCACCATCGGGCGTGCCTGTGTTGATGGCAGCGTAGATGCGTTTCAGGCCGTCACCAGCCTTGATGCCCGCGTCCGCAAGATACTTGCCTGCCGCGATGACCTGATCCTCGACCGAGGACGATTGGCTGACGCCATACCGCTTTTGGTTGAACTCAGAAAACTGGATCAATCCGATGTGTTCGTTGTTCGTGCCGCCCCGGATACCGGGATCGAGCGTGCCGATAGTCTCGTAGGAGATGACCGTCAGAAGGTCCTCTGCTGCCAAGCCCATTTGCTGAGCCAGAGCCGTCACCGAGCGCACCAGTGCCTCGTCACGTGAGCCTGACCCGGCTGCTGCGTTACGGACGAACTCAGACTCGAAGCTGGCCGCGCTGCGGCTGTTGAACTTGGTGTCCAGTTCGCCCTTGGCCTGAGCCGCCAGCCGCATGGCCTTCTCGACATCTCCGAAGTTCCGAGCCAGCTTGATCGCCTGCTCGGTCAGCTTGTCGATGGCTTCGATCTCGCCGAGGTGTTCCAGTTCGGCTGCGAGGCTCGGGATTTTCTTGGCGATCTCTTCCAGCGCCCCGTCGAACTTCTTGGCCTTCTCGGCGGCTGTCTCGTTCGCTGCTGCCGAGTCCTTGAGAGTCCCGTTGAGTTCTTCCAGTGCTTCGCGCTGCTCTTCTACTGTGCCGGTCAGAGCCTTGATGACAAGCTGTCCACGACGTATCGCTTCGGCCTGTTCCTTGATGCCTTCTGCCCCGGCTACCAGAGCCTCTGCGTACCTCTGGTTGGCCTTGCTGCCATCGTTGTACTTCTCGGCGATCTTGTCGATCTCGGTCGCCAGATCGACGAGGCTGATCTCACCGTCATTGGCCGCGTCGATCAGATTGTCGATCTCCCGGACGAACTCTTTCGAGGCCCCGGCCCCGAGGTTCTTTCCGAAAAACCGCGTGAAGAAGGAACCGCCCTGCTGGTTCTCTGCTTTGTTGAAAGCGTCCAGCGTGTCTTTGAAAGTCTCTTCCAGATCACGAAGGTTCTTCCGGGCCTCTGTGACCGAGAGAGCCTTCTCGATGCTCTTCCCGAAACCCTCGACCTTGCGGCCTGCTGCGTCATAGCTGTTCTTGACGCGATCCACGATGCTCTCGTGCTCGATCATGACCTCTGTGGCGTTGGTGCCTGCGGTCGCCCAGAGAGCGATGCCAGCACCGATTGCGGCCACCAGCAAGCCAATGCCCGTAGTGGACAGGAGGGCGATCAGGGCCGCTTTGACACGGGTGATCGTGGTGGCGAGAACAGCCATGCGACCGGCAGCCCCGGTGGCCGCCGCTCCTGTAGCCGTGACGCCTGCTGCCGCGCTGACGGCAGCCGCCCCGAGATCCTTCATGCCCGCCGCGATTGCGAGGACAATGGGGGTCAGTTTCAGACCGGCAAAGGCAGCAAGTACCGCCGTGAACACGCGGAAGTGCTCAATGGCAAAAGCGATGACGTTGATGACCGCACCCACCGCCGCAGACACACGCGCCGCGAAGTCTTGGAAGTCAGCCGATTTGAGGGTCACGACAAGGGTGTCCACCAAGTCGGTGATGGCGTCTAGGAACCCAGCCTCACCGAAACGGAGCATCGCCTCGAACGCTTCATTGGAGAGCCGACCGAACGATGCCGATGTGGACTTGAGAGCCTGAGTCAGACCGGGGCCAAACCGCTTGGTCAACTCGTCAGCAAAGGGGATCAGAGCATCGGCGGTGACTTCGCCCTGCTCCATCATCTTGATCAGTTCATCCGTGCCCACACCGAGGCCGTCAGCCATCAGTTTTATCGCACCGGGAAGTCTGTCGCCTAGCTGTTGGCGCAATTCTTCCATTTGTACCGCACCCTTAGAGACAATTTGAGTCAGCGCGGTAAAGACGCCAGCCATCTCTTCGGTGGACGAACGGTTGACCCGCGCAGCCTCGGCTACGGCGGTGAAAATCTTGCGGGTTGCCTCCCCTTCCAGACGGGTGTTCTGGGTGGCGATGGAGAACTTGGAATACTCAGTGGCCAAGATGCCGAAGGACACGCCGAGCCGGTCGGCGGTGCGACGAAGGAAGTCCAGTTCCTGAGCGGCCAGCTTGGTGTCTCCACCCGTAGCCACAGACAGGCGGGCCTGTGCAGCCTCAAGCTTCTGATAGGCGTCCACGGTGCCCTTGAGGGTCTGGATGACGGCGAACAGGCCGCCATAGGCAGCCACAAGGGACAGAACCTCACCACGGATACGCTGCAAGAGGCCCAGAGAGCGCCTGCTGTCGCCGTAGAACTCCCGGTAGGCTGCGGCCAAGCGACCACCAGAGGTCGCTGCACGATCCGTTGCAGACGCCGCAGAGCGGGCCTCCCGTTCGACTTTAGAGAGACCACCCGAGGCGCGTTCGGATGCGTTGTAAATGTCATTCAGCGCGCGCTGTTGCTTCTCGGCTGCGGCTGCGTTCTTCGTGAGCGCAGAGGATGTCCCAGACAGGATTTTCTGGAACTTGGCCTGCTTGCCGTTGATACTCTCGATGTCCGTCCCGGCTTCCCGGTAGGCACGGCCCATGAGTTCGAGCGCCAGACGCTGCTCGACATACTCAGTCTTGGCCGCCCCGGCTGCGATCTTCGTCCGGGCGAACGCCTCGGCCATCTCCCGTGTAGGGACTCCGACCTTGCCGATCTCTGTGGCCATGCGTGTCGCTTCGGTGCTCAGCTTGGCGTACTCACGCTTCGCTTCGAGCGTGGCCCGGCGCTGCCCCTGTAACTCGGTTGTCAGCTTGCCGAGAGACCGACCGGCGAGTTCCGCCAGAGCCCCGTCAGCCTTACCGGCTGCCACCGCCAGATCGACGTAATTCTTCTCGGCCTTGCTGATCGACTGCTCTTGCCGGGTGAGCGAACTCGTCGCCTTGTCCACCCTGCCCGAGAGCCGGGTCTGTTCCTTTCCGAGAGCAGAAGACTGAGCCTTCACAGAGGTCAGGTTGTCCGCGATCTGCCCGAGGACCTTCTCCTGCTTGGTGACATTGGTAGCAGCTTGTTCTGACTGCTGGCCGAAGATGGCCATGGCCGAACCAGCAGCCCTGATCTTGCCGCCGACTTCCCCGTACTCAGTTGTCAGCTTGTTGAGCGCGGCCTGTTGCTTATCTACGGCAGCAGCAGAATTGGTGAAGGTGTTTTTCAGCGTGTTGCTGGGTTCGACTACAGCAGAGATGCGGTCGGCCAGATCGGCATACCGGGCTTTGGCTTTATCCAGAGCCGCGTTCTGTGTCGCGATCAGGGCCGGGAGTTCTTTCTGCCGGGACGCAAGTTTTTCCTGAGCCTTCTCGGCTACCGTGTAGGAGGATGCCAACTCACGCTGACTTGTCTTGGCGTCCCGGACTGCACTCTTCTGACGTGCCAGTGCGTTCGTCGCGCCGTCCTGCTTGCGGGCGAACTTCTCGGCTGCCTTGCTGACATCATAGAGGGCGTTCTCGAACTTGGCTGCATCCTGTGTCCCATCGACGAACGCTCGTTCGAGGCGTGCCAGTTCCTTCTCAGCTTGACGCAATTCTCCGCCCAGCTTGTCTGCGATCTTGAGCCCACCGAGGCTCTTCTCCAAAGTAGAGATGGCAGCACCAAGCTGACTGAGGGAGGATTCAGTCTTGTCGGCGCTGCCACCCACGCCCTTGGAGGCGTTGGAAAATTCTTCGAGGGCCGCAGTAATCTTGCTCAGGACCTTTTCAGCTTCGTCCTTGGCGCTGATTACCAGATCGACATTTCTGCGGGCCATCTACTATTCCTTATCGAACAATCCCTTGTGGGGGCTTGTCGTCACGTTAAGCTGTTTCGTCAGCTTTGAAAACTCTTTGCGTGCGGGCTTTGATAGGATGGACTGCACCGCGTACATGAGAAGCTGGCTCTCTGTGATTATCTTGTTGTTCTGCCTTTCTTCGACCAAGGCCGCCTCGTCATAGAGGCGGCCAAGAGGATACACCATGGCAGAGGGATGGTGGGCTTCTATCAGGAGGCTAACTTGACGCCGGATTCCCCAATACCACCCAGAGAAGCTATTGGCGTTATCTCCGTCAGAACCCCAGATACCGCCGTCACCATTCTCGTCAGGGATTCTATCAACTTTTTTACATCGGCCTCCGAATAGAAGGTCTCGTGGAAGATCGCCTCGACCAGTTCAAGCTGCGTGTTGAACGGCAGCTTGGTGGCCGTGGCTACCGTCTCCGGTGAGTAGTCATCCGAGGCCAGAGCGATGGCTGCGCCGATCACCTCTGGCATCTCACGAGTGAAAGAGGCGATGGCCTTCTTTGCGTCCCCGTTAAATTCTCCACTCGTGACCTTGCCGAAAATCATAGCGACCTCCGGGCCGTAGTCCTGAGCAGCGACCATGAGATCGGAAGCAGAGATGCCGCGAACGGCGATCTCCTGATCCCGATACTGCACAGTGGTCCGATGGATTGTAATGTCGCGCAGTCCCATACCTTTTTTCCTTAGCTAAGCGTCGGTGTGCCGTCGCGGTAGATGGCCTCACCAACAGTGGGTTTCAGAATTTCGAGAGCCAGCGGAATTTGCTGCCACTCGTCACCCTTGAGGGCGTAGTCGCCGTTGGGTGTGATCTTCACGTATGGCATGAAGAACACCGCGTCGGACCCTTTAGGGTTCTTGGTGATGTACATCATGGCACCCTCGACCGGCTCAGAGCCAGAGATCACGCGCTCACGGGTCGAACCGGCAACGGCGTAGGTCACGTCGATGTCAACACCGTCAACAGCGATGGCCGAGCCTTCAAGGAAAGTGATGATGCCGCTCAGGAGGTCAACCGTGTAATCAACATCCACGACCAGAGGCGTCGCGCCTGCTGCAACGTCAAACCCGGTTGCGTCGATGCCGAAGTAGCCTGCGGGGTTGGCACCAGTGACGCCCAGCTTGTAGCTGTGCCCGGCCTTGATGGTCGTAAGGACTTCCGTGTCCAAAACGACACTGGCCTGCGTGACCGTGCTGTCAGAACCGAAGAAGAACAGGGCGACGTTTTTCGGGTCGATGTTGTCCGTGGTCAGCGACCCGGTACGGTTGACTTCCAGAGGAACAGAGTCATCTTTTTCGCGGATGCCCTCGTCCGAGGAATAGTGATCCAGAGTCTCGGACTCGATGGTCAGAGAGAACTCAGGGGTGTTGCCGATGTAAAAGAAGCCGTCTGGCGTCTGCGTGCCGACTTTGAAGCGGGCGAAGTGAACTTGGCCGCGCCCGAGGGTATAGTTGTTAGCCATGGTGATGACCTTTCTGCTGGTTTTAGACCGTGTACGGGTCCGTGACATCCTCAACTATGTCGAGGACAATTAGAAGCCAAAAGTAAGCTTTGGCCGAGATTTCATCGGGGGGCCGAACCACTCCGGTCCCGATGGCGATCCGGGTTACGTGACGCAACAGACCCAACGGGCCATCTGCATCTCGCATTGCCGAAACCTTCTTGCTCTCAATGGCCATGCGTTTTCTAACATCAGCCAAGGCGACGTGTGCCGGGTCGGTTGGGTTCTCTTTATCATCGTCGAGGAACCCTTGGATCATCAGTTCCCATCCCCCGGCGCTGTAGCCAGAGTCAACAGGAGGCGGTATCTGATCAATCGGTATGGGGCTCTCAAGAACCGAGAGCATGGGGAGAGGATCACCCTCTCCGAAGATGGCCCGGCCCCGGAAGACTTTATTGTCCACGGTGCCCTCAGCGCCAGAGAAGTCCAGCACGTACCCATTGTCGGGCGTGATCTCCCGCAAGGCCACGCAGAGACGCTTCATGACTTCGAGTCGTAGGGGGTTTGAGATCGCGGGCATTTACAACTCCAAAAGTCTCAGGAACTCTGCTGATAGGTCCCGTTCTATCTCAGGAACCATATCGTTGGCAACGCCTGACCCGTCGATGCTGCGGAACACCTGATCGACCGATGGTCCGTACAAGAGGTACAGGCCCTTGCTCACACGCCGGGCTGAGGTCTTATTGGCCAAGCGTTCGCCCGGGCGCAACCGGATAGCCAGACCGAGGTTGTACTTCGTAGCCACGTCTGCCGAGCCCTGTGGGAGCCGAAGCGGGAACACCCGTTTCATGAAGCGGGCCTTGCCGGGTGCAACCTCGACCACAACACCAGCACGCCCTATCCGGGGCGCAGAGGTCAAGAAGCGTGCGAGGCTGGTCGGCCTACCGCGTGCGGTGATCTTGCCCTGTAGGTGAGCAGGAGACGCCTTCTGAGACACGTAGAGGCCCTTGCCGCCCGGCGCGACGTAGGAGGCAGGCAGGTTGACCTGATCCCTGATCTTGCGGGCACCTTCGGCGCGCTTGTCTCTGGTGATCTTGTTGATGGCTTGCGAGGCCGCGCGCTTGATCTTATCGGACGACCCTTTGGTGAAGTCCAGATCGGTCAGGCCCTCGACAAAAACGGCGAACTCACTGGCCATGAGGTCACGCCGCGATCAGCGAACCGTCCGGGAGGGTCTTACCAACCAGAGCGGTCGCGGACATCTCGGAGACCTCGACGGTGATGGTCTGGCCGTCAGCAGGTTTCACGGACTCGACGAACCAGCCTTCGTCAGCGGCGAAGATAATCAGGCAACCTCGGCGAAGCGTCACGGTGGCCAACTGTGCTTTCCAGAGCACTACGGTCGTTGGGCGTTCGTGAGTTTCAGCATACGAGAGGTTGGTGCCTGCCAGATCGCCCACAACCTTGGGGGCGTCATGACGGCGTGCGGTGATCGGGTCGGCCAGCAGAGCGCCGGTCGATTCATAGAAAGAGGCAGGCCGCGCCATGAAGTCATGGAGCACCTGCCTCGCATTGGCTTTGATCTCAGCCAAGGACATGCTTAGAGCATTTCCGAGCCGTCAGACTTCTTTTCTGTGCCTTTGGCCTCAGCAGCTTTCTTGGCGTCAGCAGCTTTGGTTTCAGCAGTCTTGGCACTGGCTGTCTTGGGCTCAGCGCCTTTCTTTGCTTCGGCCTTTTTGCCACCGATCTTCTGAGGCGTGGCTTTGCTGTCGGACTTGTCCACTTCGATTGCACCGGAAGAAAGCAGTTCCTTTGTGGTGTCATCGTTCGGGTCCATATCGACCAAGCCGTTGGCTTTTACGATGACAACGGAGGGCGGTGTCGGCGCAATGCCTTTGCCCTTGTCGCCACGTTTGCCGGGGGTCTCGGTTACATGGACCTCTGTGATCGCACGGTATGTTTTGGTAGCAGCCATTGAATTATCTCCCTAGATGACTGTTGCGTTTGGGGTTTTGGTGACAGGGGCCGGGACTGACCGGCCCCCCGTCAGGCTTGCAATTACGCTACAACGCGGGCGCGGAAGGTCGCGTTCGGGTTGAGAGGAACCATCAGAGGTGCCGACTGCGACATAACGAATGTCGCCGAGGGGTCTTCCTGATTCCACATCTTCGGGAAGATGGCGAGAGGCTGGAAGTTCGACTGCACGTCCTGAATAGCGCCGAAGCAGCGGATGCCACCAACGCTGGGGGACGTGAGAACGATGTCCTTCGGGTTCATGAAGTCAGTGACGGTTCCGTCAGGCAACTCATAATAATCCGAGTAGACGTACACGTCGGTCGTGCCGTTAAGCTTGCCGACATACTCTACGTCCAGACCTTCCATGACGCCGAAGCTGAGATCGAGTCCGCTCTGCTGGGACGGGCGATAGTCCGTCTTGATCAGATCGCGGATTTCAGTATCAGCGCGCATCACTTCCCACGCATCGGTGCCGACCGTCAGACGGTTGGAGACGCCACCGTGTTTGGCACGGCGCATTGTCTTCTTCCAGCCTTCCAGCAGACCCAAGATGGATACCCCGGCATCGCCCCAGAAGTTACTGGCGGTCAGCGTGACATCGTGGCCAGCAGCACGCTGAAAATCGACGACCTTGCGAGGATAGTTGTCGTCTTCCAGAGTGACCTTACCGTAGATGATCGCCTCGGCGGCCATCCATTCCCAGCGACGTTCGATGGCTTCACGGTGCTGACGAAGGATGTCAGCCACGATGGCCTGATAACGCTGAGCAGGGCTCATGGGTGCGGACGAGTTGAGTTCCCCGAACCCGGCTGCGCGACGGATCACGCGGCTTGCGGACACGGTGTCCTTGGGCTTGACGTAGGCCGGTTTGACCGAGCCACGCTCTTCGGCTGCACTGTAGATCGGCACACCCTGCGCGGTCGGAACAACCAGCGGAGCGATCTTGCGATTCTCTTGCAGTTTCGAGAAGTCGATCTCTTCGGTGTCGAACTGGATTGTCTGGCCGAAGCACAGGTTCAACCAGTAGTTCGACGGGGCTTCCATGTGGCGCATCGTACCCAGAAGAGTAGACGTGTCGTAGATGTTGTTGGCGAGTGACATGCTGGTAAACCTTTCTTGCCTGTCAGACCTCAGCGACTACCCAATTAAGGGTAGATCGCGTCAGAGTCATAGTTTCCTTTGGACACGTAGATCGTAGGCGAAAGGGAACCTTGGAAGGCCGCTTTCTTCATCGCGTCAGTGGTGTAGCTAGCATCCCAATTCAAGGCGTTCATCTCGAAGTGGCCCTGCACGTAGACCGGAAAGTCCACTGTCGTCGAGGCAGGGATGGTGATGTCGGTGGCAGCGATGTAGTTCGCCTTGTCGGCAGCAGTTGCGCCAGCTTGCAATGCGGGACCACCGGCAGCATCCAACACGTCGAGGAAGGCAATCGTCAAACCGCCTACGCCAGAGGTGATCGAGATGCTAAGTGTGGTCAGAGCAGGCGTGTCGCCGTACTGCCAGTTCTGTCTGTTTCCCCAAGTCTGCTTCTCGAAGCCAGCAATGCCGGGTGCGGAGTAGGGAACCTTATTGTCAACGGCCATGGTGTTGTCCTTTCAGTTGACGGGTTGTGCCGGTTACGGCTTACGCTGTTTTCTTGGGGCGCATGTCGCGGCCCGTCAGCATGGAGAAGGACTCGAGCAGGTTGTCCGAAGTCACGGCACCGTCCTTGCCCTTCGGATCGTCTACGTTCGCGCCAATCTCAGGGCCGTCCATATGCGATGCAAACGGGGTGGGCGCGGGAACGACTGCTGCGGGTGTGGTGGGGGTCGCCGGGTCGGCGGCCTGCGCGGCTTCCTTCGGCATCTTGCCAAGGGCTGCGACTGCTGCTGTGGCGTCCATGCCGGTGTCGGCCAGAGCGCGTGCTGCGGTCGGGCGGTCCTTGGCTTCGTCGCTGTCCATGATGGCCGAGGTGCGTTCGCGTTCTGCGGTCGCGCCAGCCGTCATGCCTTCGTCGCGGGCGGTTGCAACTGCTGCATCCATCTGCGCCTGAGTGATGCTGCCTTCATTGGCAGCGGGGGTTTTGGGGGTACTGTTAGCCATGGTGTGCTCCATCTCCGTTGCGGCCAAGTCGGCCAATTCTTCTTTCATCGCCCCGATGCGATCTGCGAAACCAATGTCCACAGCGTTCGATGCGTCGTATGTAAGCGCCTCGGTATCCCGAACTGCTTGCTCTTCCATGCCACGGTTCGCGGCAACGAGGCCAACAAATTCTCCGTAGATACGGTCGATCCGGTCCTGAATACGGCCTTTAGCCGCAGCAGGCAATGCTTCATAAGGGTTGCCTTCGATCTTATGCTTCCCAGCATAGATGAAAGTGACCTTGACGCCCATCTTGTCCATGCGTTCGCTGACATCCATGTGCATCGTGACCACGCCGACCGAACCAACGCCGCCCGAGCGGGCCATGGTGATGGAGTCGGCAGCCGTTGCGAGGCTGTAGGCAGCGGAGAAGGCGTAATCATTGGCCACCGCGCGCATGGGCTTATCGCCTCTCATGCCTGCGATCTTCTCGGCCAACTCGAAGTTCCCCGCGACCTCGCCACCGGGGCTGTCGATGTCGAACACAATCGCGCTCACGTCGGGGTCATCCATGCCGCGCTCGACGGCGCGGTCAATGTACTGGTAGCCCGTGGCGAACGAGCCGAACTTGACGCTAAGCTTGTTCATGAGGACCCCCGTGATGGGGATGATCAGGGTGCCGTTCTGGACATTGTAGGGACGCAGCCACGAGATGAAGTCGTCATCATCATCCCAGAACTCGTCATGCAGCATGTTGTCCGAGACATCCATGGCCTCGCCAAACTGAGCGTGGGCTTGCATGTCCACGATGCTGTGGGCGAACAGGTCCTCACAGCCCGGCTGCAAGAGCAGGGGGCTCTGAGCCATCCGGGCCATCAGGGTCCCGCCATCATTCCTCTTTGGCATTTGCACCGTCCTTGTCATTGTCGTCAGCTTCCCGGGGGGTGCCCGATGCCGCATTGACGCTGTTGTCTTCATAGAGTTCGATCCCGCGTTCGTCACGCTCGGTCGCCTCCCTTTGAAGCTGAGCGTAGACTTTCCGCCAGTCTTTGCCAAGGCGGCTTAGTTCATCCTCGTGGGTGGACAGGCCGTACTTGATCCGAAGAACCGCAGCCTGCGTCTCTTTCAGTTCGTCGATCTGGCCGCGCGATGCGCCAATCCAATCGGCCTGCGTCAGAGCGTCAAACATGAGGTTCTGGTGGCCGTTGGTGTAGAGCAGCCCCGCGTCCCGGGCAGGATAGGACTCGATCTGATCCTGATTGATCGCCTCTTCCAGCCACAGCCGGAAGATGTAGTTCGCCATCCGGTCGGCGACCTCTTTCTTCCGGGTCTGCATGAAGCGGTGGGTCTGGGCCATGGCGGCCCGGGCAGACGAGTAGTTCGTCTTGCTGTAGTCCCGGCTCAGTTCTTCATAGGACACGTTGAGCGCCACGGCGATGTAGCGCAGCAGCGATGTCTCGAAGTCCTGACCGACCCCACCGGGCGTACCGGCAGGCGTCAGATTAAGCTTGGTGCCCGGGAAGAGGTGAGGGACCCGCACGCCGTCGATCTGCATGTTCTTGGACGATCCGGTGTAGTCACTGACGGCAGCCAAGAAGTCGGTCGCATAGTCGCTGACTGCGGACGCGGTGTCGCCTGCACCCATCTGCTGATAGACGATCTCAGGAGGCAGTTCGCTCTCGATGCTGGCCGCGTAGGTCGCGTTGACCACGGCGTTCTGCAAGGTGACATCGCGGAACTTCTTGGTGATCGCCAGTTCCCGCAAGCTGGTCGAGATGTCGGACACGGCCCGGCTCTGATCGACACGCTTTTCATTGAGGATGTGGATTACCTGCTGACGGCCCCAAGGTTTCTGGAAGCCGACCTCTTTAAAATCCAGAAAGTCGTTGTGAGCCAGAGCCATCTGGTAATCGTGGGGGTGCCGGGTGCGGATGAACGCAGAGACCGGGCCACCGTACCTGTCGAACTTGATCCCGCCCTTGACGTTGGGATTGCCCAACTCAGTGTAGGGGGTCATCAGCCGGTCAGGGTCGATCATCTGGATGGCCGTCTTGAACTCCCGGCGTGTGGTGTTGATCCACTCGCATGTCGCCAGAACCTCACCGCCGTAGACGAAGACGCCCACAGCCAGCCGGATCAGGGATGTCAGATCGGACTTGCGCCGGGCGTCCACCCAGCAATGCGGGCTCTCGGCCCAGACCTGAAACTTGGCCTCGACCTCTTCCTGAAAAGCTTCTGCGCGTTCGTCGGTCCAGCCGAGGATGTGTGTGTTGGGCTTCGCATTGAGCACATACATATGGCCCACGATGGCGTCTTTATGAAGCTGTTCGCCACCAGCCACGTAGGCGTCATTGCGGCCCAGATCGCGTGACCGTGCGTCGAGCATGGACTTGTCCGGGAGGATGTCCGCATCGGCAGATTGCAGGGGAGGCGACCATGTGTTGATCTGCTTGTCGAACTGCGCAGCGCCGTCATAGGCACCAGAGAACGCCAGTTCCTTGCCTCGGCCTCCTACAAGTTCTTCGATGTCTCGGGCGATCTGCGCCTGCTCGGCGTTGAATACTTGGATGCCCATTACAACATTCTCACTTTCATCGGCCCGATCACAGTGACCCGGCCAAGCTTGAGTTTCAGTTCATAGATGTACGCGCGAAGACGGCCTGCGTTCGCTGCCGTGAACTCTACGCGCTCACCGTTCTGGTCCACGAATGTCCGGGCGGTCCCACCCATCAGGAGACTGTGCAGAGCCTTCTCGGCGTCTGCAAGGTATCCGGTGTAGAGGGTGATCTCTTCTGCTGTCAGGGCCATGTTTTACCTTCATGCAAGATCGGAAGCTAGTTCCTTGAGTGATCGCCGTTTTTTAGGTTCGGCGTTGTAGGGCTTATCTTCTAATTTCGGATCGAATACCAGATCATTCATATCCCATTCTTCCGCCCACAGAGGCGGCTCTTGCCAGTTAATATGCTCTACGTTGATGCCGGGCGTCAACTGCGCTGCCAGACAGTAGGCCAAGAGGTCCCAGCTTTCGTTGCGGAAACGCTTGGGATTGATCCACCCTTTTGCCGGATCACGGACCTCGACCGTCAGTTCGATGAAGAAATTATCATCCAGCCAATCGGGAAACAGGATGCCGTTGCCGGGCTCGATCCGGTCGAGCATGTGGTTGAGAGTATCCTTGACCAGATTGGTGTTCACGAAGAGCACAGGGACTTCCCCGCGTGCCCCCGCGTGCCTGTCTTTGCGTTGGCTGTCCGGGAAGGTGATGTTGATCCGGGGGGCCGTCTTGGTCGAGGCACCCTTGAGCAACATAAACCGCCCGGCCATGCCCGGACGCCACTCATAGATGCCCTCGTCGGTGTCCTTGGCCTCTTCCCCGTCTTCCGTGCGGTCGCCCCACTTGAGCCACCGATAGAAGTCATAGGCGTTCGAGGTCGTGCCCTCTTTACCGCCTGAGTCACAGACCGTGAACCGCACGCCCATCTCCCGGCCAGAGCCGTCGATCAGGGGGTACGTCTTGTTGATCACCTCTTCGACCAGAAGCTTCCAATCCTCGGGGTGCGCGCCCGGATTGACCCAGAACCTCTCGCCGTCCGCATCGACACGCTTGGACTTGCGGATGTCGAAGCGGTCCACGACCGAGATGTCCTTGTTGGTGTGGATGCCATGGACCTGCACGACGAATCGGTTCTTCTGCACGTCGATGCTGGCAATCAGAAACCGGACGCCGATGGGGACCTGCTTCGGCGTGAGCGACTTTGCCCGGCCTTTGATGACCTCGGGGACCCGATCATTGGTCATCGACTTGGGGGTGTAGGGTTTGCCTTGATCAGTGTTCACCGTCGTCTTGAGAGACTCCTCGGATTGGTTGCTCTCGTATTCCCGCTCGGCGACGATGTAGTTGAACACCAGTGTCTTCCAATCGGAGAACGCGGCAGCCACACCCTTGAGCCAGAACGATGCGATGCTTGACCTGATCGGGGTGCCATGGATGACGCCCTCCGGGTCGATGGTGCAGTTGTCGGGAACCCAGCGACCGTGACGGTTCATCTCGTGCTTGCCCGGGCGGCCATCCTTGGGGTCGTGATGGTAGATGCCCTCGCAATGGGGGCACGCCAGATGTGCGTTCTCAGCCGCTTCCATAGCGTCCGGGATGTCGTCATAGACCAACAGTTCAAAGTCAGGCTCGAACCAGTTCCGGCAGTCCACGCATTGCCAGTACCACATGCGTCGGTCGCCCTGATTGTAGATCGCCAAGATGCCCTGCGTGGGCGGGGCCTCGTGCTTGGTCGTCTTGATCCACTTGGGGTTATCCACAGAGTAGCCGGGGGAACTCTCTGCCGCACACATGCCGTGGCTACGAAACGTGGTCGCACGCTTCCGGGCCAAGGCAAAGGCCGAGCCCTCGCCGTCCACGTTGGCTGGCATACGGTCATAGTCCGTCAGCCACAGCCGGGGGATGGGCTTGCCCGAGAGTTCGTTGATCGCGGGCCACGAGAGGGAGAGCATCATGCCTGAGCGGTATTGTTTGTCGAACGTGTTGTCGCTCTGGGTGCCAGCCGCCAGCATAGCGCCAATCTCGGGACTGTGCCTGTGCAGGCGATCCACACGACGGATGGAGAAGTCGCGGGATGTCGTTTGCGAGGTCTGCACGATCATCATGTCTGCCGGGTCGCACTTGGCTGAGTACCCCACCCAATTGATAACCATGTCCGTTTTTCCCGTCTGCGCGGGACCAGCGAACGCCATGCCGGTGAACTTCTGCGATTGCAGCACGTCCATCGGCTCGACCAGATAGGGCGTGACGCTGTTGAGCCACGGACCCACATAGGCTCCCGGGTTGTTGAGGTGACGGTAGGCTTCGGCGGCCTCAGAGACCGACATGCGCTGAGCGGGACGGACGGCCTCAGCCGAGTCCACGATCAGTTGTTCGAGGCTGGAATTAAATGAGGTCGGCGAAGTCATCATCATCGTCATCATCCTCTTCCAGAGCCGTGTTGAGCACGAGTTTCTTATCCTTCTTGGCCTCAGCCAACATGCCATCCAGTTCGGCCAACTGAGGGCCGGTCATGGTGGCGGCAGCGTTCTCCTGCAATGATAGGAAGATCGTGCTTTGCAGCTTGTCGGTCATCTCGTTCAACAAGTCACGCTGTTCTTCGCTGAGCCCTGACTGCCGTTCGATGGTGTCGCCCCAAAGCTGGATGGTGAACTTGATCGTCTGGAACATGCCACCGATGCACGACCGGATCGTCTCGGTGCGCCACAACTGGCCTGCGTTCTCTTCCCACTTCTGCCGCTTCAACTGAGCGTCCCAGAACGCGGTGTTGATCGCCGGGGGCAAGTCCTCTCGCTTGATCTGAGCCAGAACATCCTCGACGCTGATCTTCGGCTCCACCAGATAGGCTGCCGCCGTCGCCAGATCGTAGAGGTGTTGGGTCTGCGTGCGGCCCCGGACCCGGCTGCTCTTGATCGGGCAGTTGACCAGCAGCCGTTTGACCTTGGCCGGTTCCATGGCGAACACCTGAGACAGAAAGCTGACGGTGACGCCTTGCAGCGCACTGTCTGCGAGGCCGGTTCCTTCAAGCTTCTTCTTCTCTGCTGCTGCACTCAGCCGGTCGTCGATGTCTTCCATCTTGATACTGCTTTCTTCAATCTTACCCTCACCGCCTCGGTGATCTGGTCCTGTGTCGCGCCGCGTTGTTTCAGCACTTCCAGAACGTCATAGTCCCCGGTGCCTGCTGTGAGGATTCGATGCAGGAACACCTTATCCTCTTTTTGCCCTGACCTGTGCAGCCTCTTGATGAACTGCCGGTAGAGTTCGAGGCTCCAAGTCAGTCCGTACCACACAGCGATGTTACTCGCCTTCTGAAAATTCAGACCGTGGCCTGCACTCGCCGGATGGGTGACAAGCATCTTGATCTTGCCCGCGTTCCAATCCCGCATGTCATTCTTGTTCTCGCCAAACACCCGGCACCATGGGTACTTTTTCCTGATGGCATCTTTATCGAATTTGAAACTATAGGCAACCAGTATTGGCCGACCGGCAGCTTCTTCGATGATGGAGTCGAGGACATCCATCTTGTGATCGTGGATTCTAAAGGCACTTCCGTCCTCTCGATATAGGGAGCCATTGGCATACTGCAAAAGCTTCCCGGTCAGGACGCCACTGTTCACAGCCTCAATGATCTCGGGCTCCCCCCAGCGGTCCAGCACCTCGAAGGCAGTCTCTCTCTCGAACTCCCGATACCCATCCATCTCTTTCCGGGTCATGTGAACCTCATGGTCCACTTCGATCATGGGAGGCAGATCGAGATAGTCTTCTTCCCTCAGCGAAAAGAAAACGTCCTCAATCGCGGCCATGATCTCCCGCTCGGAATGAGGGAACGGGGATACCTTATCGGTGTACCTGTCGGTCGCAAACCAGCGACGTTCGTAGGCCGTCTTGGATGATCCCAGCCTCTTGCCTTGGTCGATGGCGAAGATCGGGCCGAAGAGGTCGATCAGGCCGTTTGGGCTGGGGGTGCCTGACAGTTCGATGATCTTCTTCGTCTTGCCGTGGACCCTGTGCAGGACTCCGAGTTCGGTGAAATTCGGGTTCCCTACGGTCCCGTCCTTTCGTGGTTTCGGAGTCGTTCTGGTCACGCCCTTCTTGAGCCTGCTGGCCTCGTCATAGACGATCATGTCGAAGTTCCAGCGTTTCGTCCCGATTCCCTTGAGCAGCCACAGCAGGTTCTCTCTGTTGACGATGGTGATCTGGGCGGCCTGCTTGAGCGCGGCCCGGCGTTCATCCTTGCTCCCGGTCACGACACGGTAGGTCAGATGCCGGGCGAACTCCCACTTGGCGATCTCTTCGGGCCACGTTTCCTCGGCCACTCGGAGCGGGGCGATGATCAGAATGTTGTGGACGATCCGCATACGCAAGAGATGCTGGATTGCATAGAGTACCGCAGCCGTCTTACCGAGCCCCATTTCTGCCCCGACATAAACGCCCGGCAGGTCGATCATCTTCTGCGCCATCCACTTCTGGTAGGGACGAAAGTTTTCGTAGCCCAGAACCTCTTCGGGCGGGCCATAGATCAGTTCGATGGCTTCAATGTCTGCGAGGTGCTTGGGGTTTACGAGTTTCATAGCATCCGATCAATGTCGTCCAGTGTGGGTCCGAAGTTGCTCTTGGGAAGTATCCAGAGGATGCGCAGACCATCCTCTACCTTGTCGCAGACATGCACCTCCATGCCAGCCGCCCTCATGCGTTCATGTTCGAGAACCTGAGACCTGCGCGGCACCTCACCGGGGGCCTTGAACTCGATCCAGACGGTGCCACGATCCTCCCGGGAGAACACACGATCTGGGGCACCCTTGCGTCCCGGCCACTGGACCTTTCGGACGAAGTACCCAGCCGCCGTCGCACGCTTGACCACAGGCATCTCGATGGCGGCTTCACGCATATCAGTCCTTCTTGAATACCTTGGTCGTGAACCCGGCAGAGCCGAGCGGGAGATCGGGAGCCCAGCGGGGCTGTTCTTCCATGCACTCGATCAGCAGAGCCAGATCGCGGTCGGCCTTGCTCTCGTCTGTGAGGGCTACAATTTGGTCGTGGACATGCAGGCGGATGTCAAGCTGGTAGCGTTTGTGTGCCAGCATCATGCCGTGGGCCAAGAGGTCCCGGCTGATCGCTTGGTCCACGTTCTCGGTCAGCTTGCCCGGGTGCGTCTGCTGCCTCACCCACTGTTTGCGTTCGTTGAGACCCATGTAGGTGATGGTGTCCTTCATGTCCCCCCATGGCGCACGCTTCTGTTCGATCTTGGCGTTCTTGTAATGCAGGTAGCGGCCCGAGGGCAGCTTGATCCGCATGTACGGGCCTTTGATGTCGAACGTGACCTGATCGAACCTCTGCGGGAGTCCTGTCTTGATGCACTTCTTGGCTGCCCGTTCGATGGCGTACCAGTAGCTTTTCACCTCGGCAAACTCACGCCGGAAAGTCTCCACGCTCAGCTTGGAATCTTCGAGCGTAAAATGCTTGACGCCCATGCCCCAAGCGTATCCGAGCAGGCCGGTGGCTTCGATCTCGCCGGTTGTCAGGTCCTCGTAGGTCTGCCCCGCGCCCAGCATGTAGCCACAGCCCAGAACGCCCGGCTTGGCGATGGTTCTCTTGGCGCTGTTGCCGCCGATGTACTCAGCCCAGAGTTCGTCATAGGGGCGGTGGAACAGGTAGGCGGCGAAGTCCACATAGGGGTCGCGCTTGTTCTCGAAAACCCGAAGGATTTTCTTGCACCGGGAGAGCCAGCCCAGCACGCGGTTCTCGATGGCGTTGAGGTCGGCGTCGATGAACATCTGCCCATCAGGAGCCTGAGCCACAGGCCGGATTGAGGACGCCAGAACGTCGAAGGTGTTGGGGTAGATCAGTTCGATGGATTCACGGTCGAGGGTAGCCACGTTAGCCGCGTGGACTTCGATGCGCTTCTCGAACTGCTTCTCGGGCCGGGGCAGGTTCTGGGCCTGAAAGAGACGGCCTGCCCAGCGTGCTGTGCGCTGTGCCCCGGCGAACTGCAAGGTGTAGCGAAGCAGGCCGAACTGGCCGTTGCCAATCGGGTCCGTGGCCTTCTGCAAGGCATGGAATTTCTTGATCGACGACCGGGAGAGTTCGAGCCTCTGGTCGAGGGTGGCCATCAGTTCTTCGTTGAACTGGTATTCCATCCATTGCATCTCGTCCCAATGCTCAGGCTGCTTGTCGAAGTACCCCCGGGCCTGTCTGACGTGGCCCTTCTTGAGATCGTCGAACGGATAGCCCTGCTGCTGCAACCACGGCAACAACTGCTTCGGTGACATCGGGTTGGCGAGATGGGTCAGTTCCTGCATCTTGCGGAAACCGATCTGGTAGGACTCGTCGTAAATCTGGACGGCGTTGTGGACCATATCGAGATTGATCGGCAGACCGCGCCGGTTGATCGTCTGATCCAGTTCCCACAGTTCCCATTCGTGGGCCGGGGGCGCATAGGGATCGAGCCGCTTCTTGATCTCGTATTCCGCTTGCGTGTCGCCCCGGTTGTATTCGAGATAGCCTTCCCAATCTTCGAGGTCCTGATACCAGTAGGTCCGCTCCATCAGACCCATGGACGCCTTCTTGCGCGACTTCTTCTCCATCGAGAATTTGCGCATCAGCTTGCGCCCGGTGTCCAGTTTCAACTTGTCCATCGGGAGGCCGACTGCCGGGCCTGCCTTTTCCAGAGAGCCGGGATAGGAGCAAAGCTGAGCCATGGCCATGGTGCAGCGCCACTGGCGCACATCTATGGGGATGCCGAGGCAGTTCTCCGTGATGTTCATCTCGAACGGCGCGTTCCATGCCCACTTCTGCACTTCCGGGTCCACCAGAGCCTCAGCGAACCACTTAGGCGTCTCCTGCCCCTCTGCCGGTATCCACTGGTCCTGTTCCTTCCCATTTAGGATAGGAGCGCACATGAGGACTTCGGTGCTCTGGTCCCGAGAATAGACATCCGACCCAACCTTGGTCAGATCGGTTTTTGAGAACGTCTCATAGTCAAAATTGAGAATATCAAGAGCCATGCTTACCCCTGACAAGAAACCACAGGGCCAGCGATGTCACGATGAAAACCGTGAAAGGCCAGAGCAGGACGCAGAAGATGTAGGTGAGCCAGAGGGGGCCGGTTCTGACCTTACCCTTTTCGGCTTCGTAGAGGTATTGGGCCGTAAGGATCGAGCCCATGATGTAGAGGAAAATGGTCATATCGGGTTCCTTGTTCTTACGCGGTCGCCCACAGGCACCGTCCAGAACGCGGCACCGCCGTTGCTGAGCAGCACGTCGCCGTTGAGCCGGGTCACGCCCACGACTTGCAGCCATCCACGCTCAGGGAACTCTACCATCATGCCGGGCATGACTGTCTTGGCCGTCCGGGAGATCACTCTGCCGGGGCCTTCTTCCCGGGTCGCGGTCTGGGCCTCTATGGCCTCCTGCAACTCGGCTAACAATGTCGGTATGTCGCGCATGTCTGGTCTTCATGCTGGGGGTAAGAGGGGGCCGGTTGCCCGGCCCCCAAGGATCGTTAAATCAGATCGTCATCGTCTCCCGAGTCGTTCTCGTCATCGAGATCGCCCTCGTAAGACACGTCGTCATCATCCAACAGATCATCAGGATCGCCGCCACGGTTGGCAAAGGGTTCGCCATCCATCAGGAACTGGACAGTCGAGAACGAAGCGTTGATGCGGTTCGGCATCTTGCGCTTGGGGTCCTTTTTCTGCCCGTACAGTTCAACGATACCGTTGACATAGCACCCGGCGTAGGGTGCGCCCTTCCGGCCTTCTTCTGCTTCGATCCACTTGTTATCACTACCCTTGCGGTTCGTGATGACACGAGGCGGATACTTGGCAGGAGACGAGCAGGACAGGATGTAGTGCCCGGCATACTCGTCGCGCGGTGTCTGAAAATGGTCGTCATTGTCGCCGTTTTTGAAGCAGGTCATTGACGCCGGAATTTTCGGCCAGTTCTTTTCGTCGCCCCATGCCTTTTCCTTGGCGGCATGAGAACCCGCCTTAATGCCCGCCAGAATGGCCTTGAGGTGGGGGTTGTCCTTTTTGGGGATCATGAACACGCAGTTGAAAGTCTTACGGGTTGTACCGTCGTCATTCTCTTGTTCCTGCGGGTCGAAGATGTGGGGGAACGACAGGCGTGCTCCCTTCACTACCACGGTGCGCGGGTCTCTCTCTTTTTTCTTGTCAGCCATTTTTTCAGTTCTCTCGGGTTAAATGAGATCGTCGATCTCGGGGTTATCCTCGAACATTTCATCCAGCAGATCATCGTCATTCGGAATCTCTGCCCGAGGGTCGTTTTCGGGAACCAAGATCGGCTTTGCGTCACCAACGACAACGAGCCGTTCGTAGCGGGTCCGGTACTTGGCCTTCCCGACTTCTTCCTCAACATAGGTTGGGGAGCGAAGTTTCTTTGCCCACGCTTCGTCTCCGAAGTCGTGTTCCAGCATTATCTCGGCCTTCTTTTCATCGGCCCACTTGCGGGCTCCTGACCGACCGGGGACGCGCTTCAACCCGGGGGTCGGGCGTCCTCGTGTAGCGTCCTCCATCGCTTCCTCATGCAAGGCTTTCAAGAGCCCTGTGATCAGCTTCTCATGGAGCAAAATCTGCGATCTTTGCGCCGGGGTCAAGGCCCTACGGTCGATAAGATCAGGCTCGGCTCCTACCGCCAGATCGTCTTCCAACTCGTCCAGATCAAGGTCGATCAGATCGGCAGCATACTTGATCCGCGTCTTGCACGTATTGTGGAACGCGGCCTTGCAGAACTTGCATTGCTTCTCGCCCGGCACGCGGGGCTGGCCGGGGATCATGGTCTTATCGGCCAACTTGCGGATGCGCTTCAATTCCTTGAGCACATGCCCCAGCGTTGTGCGCCAGACGCCACCACCACCCGGAGCCCGGGGCTGTTCGATGATGATGATGACCTCGATAGCGTCCCGGGCCTTCTCCCACGTCGGATATTCGTCCTGCATATCGGCACTGGTCTGCCAGTGCTCGAAGAACCGATCCTCTGCGAACGTGTCCCAGACGCCGCCCGTATAGAGCGTAGCCTGCTCGTTGTGCTCGGGGGCGACGGGCACGCCAGCGCCCCACTTCCAATCGAACGTGGTCAGCCGCCACATGATAGGATTGATCACGAAAGAATCGGCGGTGCCACTCTCGTCATCCCCTATCCAGTTCGCCAGATTGACCCGGCGTTCGACATACAGTTCGGCCCCGGGTGTGTCGGCCAGAGCCCAGATGGTATCGAGACCCGAGACCATCTTGTTCGCCATCTCGCTGGTAAACTCACGGTACTGCCCGTCCTCGCAGAGCATCCGGTCGCCTACCAGATACCAAGGGTCGAGGCCGAGTTCGAGACAGTCAGCCGCATAGTCGTGAAACACGGTGCCCTGAATAGCCTCTTCGCCTGCCGTGTCGGGCAGACCCTCTTCCTCTTCCACAGAGCCGAGGCACCGCACCCAACGGTGGGCCGTGGACGGCGACCGTTTGGAGTGGAACCCCGGGATTTTGATCGGCTCTGGGAGCATTTATGAGTGGTCTCCCGACTTGGGTTTGCCGTCCTGTTCCCACCTGTAGCGGGCGATGGACATATCCCGGATCAGCTTGTGGGCTGACGTGGGGTCCGTCGTCATGACGGTATTGTTGAAGATGATCGTCACTGGATGTGCTCGAACCGCTTCTGGCCGTTCCCCCGGTTCCCGAAGAAATTAGAGACCGAGCGGACGCACTCGACGAGGCTGCCATTGCGCTTGTGCTTGATGCCCCACTCGTCCGTATCGCCCAGCCAGACAAAACCAACCACGGTGTACGTGTGGCCATTGCCAAGATGCCGGAACGACTCATCGAAGAGGTCCATCGGCGCAGGCTTGCCGTGGACATCGAGCGTGCGGTGGCTAAAATGAGGGTCGCGGTGATCTATTGGCAATGCCATGATGTTGGTCCTTGTGTCAGGGAGGTAAGCGGGGCCGAAGCCCCGCCGTAGCGATCACATGAGGTCTTCGCCCTCTTCCTCTTCTTCTTCCTCTCCGAACGGGTTCTCGCCGTTCTGGAACTGCTCAAGATAGTCCAGAGCATCTTTGAAGTTGTCGGGATCAAGCGTGGTGATGCGCTCAACGTCGAAGTGCGTGATGATCGCCTTCACGTTGGCTTTCGCCGTGTCGCGTTCGTCTTTGTCGCCCGTCTTGAGATATTCCCCAAAGGCTGCGGCAACGTCGTCTGCGGTCGGGCCTTTCTTCGCGGCAGGCTTCTTGCCCGCAGCAGGTTTGGCAGCAGGCTTGCCCGCAGGTTTGCCCGCAGGTTTGGCAGCAGGAGCAGCGCCGCCTGAGAGGGCTGCGGTGTTGGCCTCGACGGCCTCGGTCAGTTTTGCGATTGCTGTTTCGAGAGACATGATGGTCCTTTCCAGAGTGTTGTCTTTACCGAAGCCCAGACATAGTATCGCGCCCATGGGGTTGTCAACCCCTCGTTGACCATCTATATGGGTTCCGACCCTGATTGGAGAATGAGATGCCCACCTATAAGAACCCGGAAGACGCGGAGAGCGATCTTCACAAGCTTCTGTTGCGGGCGGTTCCGAAGAACAAACTCGGAAACAAGACGCTGACGGAACTGGCCAGACTAACCCATTTGTCTAAGTGGGGGATTCGTAAATGGATCAACAACGACAAGATTACCCCTGAGAGAGCGCAGCAGATTGTCAAGCTGTCGGAAGGGCGTGTCAAGATCGAAGATTTCCACCAATACGTTTACAAAGACTAGGGAACCGGCCTAATCTGGCCGGGCCGCCTCCTGACAGGGCTCCCCTTATCTTTGACGAATAGGACCAGTTATGACCACGACTTTTGCCCTTTATAACAATATGATACTGTATTCTCTCGGCTCGGGAGATAACCTCGGGAGGGCGAAAAACACCAAGGAAACGATCAAGAAACTGATCGTCCGATTCCGCGAACCACACGTCACCCCGGAGAAGTACCGGGAGTACAAAGCGGCCTCAGATAAGCGGCAGCGGACCCTCAAGGGGTCAAACGGCTGGATGATGCGCGGGGCCGTCAAGAAGGGCGAGAACCGCAACCGTAACTCGATCCAGCCCAGCCTTCTCATGACGCTGGACATCGACTACGCCACCCCTGAATACATTGAACTTTTGCTGGCTGGAAAAATCCTGCCGGGCGTCTTTCTGATCGCCCACAGCACCCGCTCTCACACGCCTGAGAACCCCCGTATCCGAATCATCATCTTCCTCAAGGAAGCCGTCAGCCGGGAGCGGTATCAGGCCGCCAGCCGGATCGTGGCCCAGCTTGCTGATCCGAACATGGAATGGACTGACAAGGTTTCGTTCCGCCCGGCGCAGATGATGTATATGCCGACTGTCTCCAAGGACATGGCCAAGCATTACATCTTCCACGAGCAGCAGGGCGACCTGCTGGATCACGAGGACGTGATCGAGACATGGGAGATGACCAATGGCTCAGCCGAGGACATCGGGAACCTGCCGCGCACCCAGAACGAAGATGAACTGCGTGAGAGCGAAGAGTTCGCCGAGGACCCCCTTACGAAGAAGGGGCAGGTCGGGGACTTCTGCCGCACTTACACCATCACGGAACTGGTGACGGGCAAGGACGGAGAGCCCGGCATCCTCGCAGACATATACGAGCCGGTTGAGTGGGCCAACGGTGCCATCTCCCGGATGACCTATCTCGGCGGCACAACATCGAACGGTGCTGTGGTCTATGAGGACAAGCATGTCTACTCCCACCACGGCTCCGACCCGACCTCAGACATGCTGACCAACGCCTTCGATCTGGTCCGCATCCACAAGTTTGGCAAAGACGACAAAGAGTCCGAGAAGGACACGCCGCTCAAGGACCTGCCATCCAGCAAAAAGATGACCGATTATCTGCGGGACGACAAATTCTACAAAGAGGCGATGGCCGAGAGCCGCTACGACATCGAAGATATGCTGACCGATGACGACGTTGACTACGTGGGCGAAGCCGCCAACGAGATCGACGAAGCGGAGCAGGCCGAACTCGACGAACTTATGGGCGTTCCGATTGAGTCGATCTCGACCACGCCTCGGTTGCGCAAGAGCCACCGCCGTAACCTTGCCGAGAAACCGCCGACCAAGTGGATTGCCAAGGAACTGAGCCTGACCGACGACGGCATTATCAGGACCACGACCCACAACATCGGCACAATCGTCATGAACGATCCGAGGTTGTGGAGGAAGATCGCGTACAACGAGTTCTCCTACCAGATCGTGCTGACCGACGACATTAAAACCAAGACAAAGCTGATCCCGACCTATTACTGCAAGAACAAGCACAACGGCGACCGTTGGCAGGATTACTTCGACACGATCTGCCGCGCGATCATCGAGAGTCCGTCCGACAAGGGTGGCTATGACATCTCTGTGCCGATGGAGAAGGTCAGGCAGGGCATCGAACTGGCCGCACGGGTCAACACCTTCCACCCGGTTCGTGAGCGCATCCTCGACCACGCTGAGCACGGCCCCGAGGGTGTTGACCTCGACACGGTGCTGATCAAATACTTCGGAGCCGAGGATAACGCTTACACGCGGCAGGTCTCACGCATCATGCTGATCGCCAGCGTTGCCCGGGTGTTCGAGCCCGGCTGCAAGTTCGACTTCGCCCTGATCCTCGAAGGTATTCAGGGCATCGGTAAATCGACCGCGATCAAGCGCCTCTACGGCGAAGAGTATTTTGGCGAGATGGACTGCGATCTGGGGAACAAGAAAGAGGTCGCCGAGCAGATGTTCGGGAAGTGGGCTCTGGAACTGCCAGAACTATCCTCCATGCACAAGGGTGAGGCCAACCACACCAAGGCGTTCATGTCCCGGCAGCACGATGACGTGCGGCTCAGCTACGAGAAGCACACAGCCGAACTGCCGCGCCAGTGCGTCCTCTGGGGCACGACCAACGATACCGAGTATCTGCGGGACGTGACGGGGGGTCGGCGCTACCTCCCGATGCCCATCGCAAACCTGCCCATCGACTCCATCGCCATCATGCGGGCCAAGGCTGGCATCTGGCGCGCGGCCTACGAGGCTTACGTCCAGATGCGGGCAGATACGCCCAGCGACCGCGACCTGCCCCTCTACCTGACCGGGGAGGCCGACAAGATCGCCAAGAAGCTGCAAGAGCGTGCCCGTAAGACAGAGGCGTGGGAGACGTGGCTCGACGAGGTTGAGGATTGGATGGATGATGACATGCCCCTGCAATCCTTCATTGCTCAGGCGGATGTTAATGACGCCTCTCTGGATGACTCCATGTTCCGGGGCCACCACCTTGACTCCATCGTCTGCCGGGTCGCGTTTACGCGCAAGGAAGCGATCAGAGAGGGTCTGGGGCTCCATGGCAACGTGCCCAATGGCGCACAGCCTGATGCCTTCTGGAAGAGCGTTCTGAAAGCACTCTCTGCAAAGGGCTGGCACCATGAACGGGTGAAGATCGGCGGGAAGCAAAAATCCTACATCATCCGGCCAGACATAACCCCAGATGAACGCTACCAAGGATTTCGTATTATCAAACCGGCGCAGGCCCCTGAATCCGGGCTCTACCGAGTTGATGATGAAGACGACAACGACCTCATGTAACCCTGATAGGAGACGACCATGGACAAGAAATATGCAGCACATGAAAAAGCCACCCGTGTAGCAACCAGAGCCTACAGCGAAGAATTTGAGCGCCAATCCAAGAAGACTGCCAAACTGATGTTCGAGCGCATGACCAGCGTATCGGCCATAACCCCTTTTCCGGGGGAACCCGTTAGCACTTTTTCCGAACGCCTCCGTGACACGGTACTCGATATGCGTGACGTTGCCATGAGGCATGGAGGGGCATCGACACTACAGGATATGGGCAGCCTCGAAGACTACATTAAGAAGAATTTACAAGACTTCCTCTGATCCCCCTCACAGGGACATCCCCCTCACAGTAATCCCCGTCACAGGTAATCCCCGTGGCGGGGATTTTATTTTGCCGAATACAACTCTAGGGGGTAGCAGGGGGTAGCAGGGGGGTAGTTTTCTGAGAGCCCTTATTTATATGGTCGAAGTAACCTTTTCAGGGGTAGCAGGGGGGGGTCCCAGCTTTACAGCTTAGAAAGCCTGAAAAACTGTGAGAGCACCTTTTTTGCTGTGGGGAGGGCAATTCGAGGGTTCCTCCCCCACATAACCCCTATTCCCTATATTCTTAACTTTTTATACTTATACCCTTACTACCCCTACTATACCCCCCTTAATAATCATAAGAATAAGGGGTCCCAGCTATAGTAAGGGGGGCTCCTACCCCCCTGCTACCCCCTGCTACCCCCACGTCTGGGAGCAAAATGCAAAAAATGCACAGTGCTTCTCCCCCTCACGGGGAATATCCCCCACACAGGGGAAATAAGTAAGTAAAGCTGACCTATACCGAAAACTGTGGGGAAC